CCTTTCTCTTCATTCTTATCTAATTCTTTAGTAACTTTCTTTTCAATCATTTTTAAGATATAAGATAATACTTCTAATCTAGGTGCAACATATTTACCTTCTTTGATTTCTTCACCCATGACTAAACCTGATAATTGTTGAACCAAACTAGTTACTACTGGTGAAGGTAATGTTGCTAGCATTTCTAATTGTTTCTTTGTAAGACCTTTGACTTTCTTTAATTGTTTTTTGATATTGACTGCTTCTTCAATTGACTCTGATTTACCTCTGACCTTTGCAGCCAAGTCTTTATCTGCACCACCCCATGTTCCTTTTGATTTAGTTACAAAAGAATTAACGCGTGCATGTCCCCATTGAACTGCTGTTGTTCCAGGCCTATGACCTGATTGCCATGCTTTTACACCTCTTTGGAATACTTGTTTTAGGATACCGAAAGGCATTCCTGTTTTGTCTGCTTTCTTTCTTAGAGATTTATCTGCAGCTGCTTCGTCAATAGTCTCTCCGAACATTTTGTGATACTTTTTAGTGTGTTGTGAAGGTTTTGTATCTGCGTCTGCATCGCCTGGTGCTGGTTCTTTACTACCCTTTGCAAAATGAGCAGCTCTTTTTTCTTTTGTTTTCTTAGACATCTTATCACCGTCTGCATCTGCAGCGTAATATTTCTTAGGTTGAGTTCCTTTCTTGTCCTCAACATCTTTATCTTGTTGTGTCCTTCTTAACTTTTCTCTTATATCTTCTAACATAATACTATTTATGACCTTTTTGCATCTAACTGAGACTGTTTCCATGAAAGTGCTTTCTTATTACTTGGGAATGAACCAGTCCAACCTAATAGTTTTGAATAAAGTTTTTGTGCTTTTGATTCTAATGATTTCAAATCATCGTCATTTCTAACTTCAACAAAATCTCTACCAAATATACTCTTATAATCTTTTACATTTTTTTGTGCTTTTTCCCAATCACTCTTTACAATTTCGGGTGGAAGTTTTCTACTTCTCATTGAATTTCTTTTTTGTGCATTGTCTAAATTTGTATTGACATAAACCATTTTATATTCATAACCTAGATTGTCTAACATTTTTTTATAGTTCTTAATCTTACTTGACTTTGCAGAAGTTGTATCAAAGATTAATCCAAGTCTTCCAGCAAGATAGTTATCCATATTCTTACCAGTTATCTTCTTTGCTTTTGCACGGATTGGGTCAACCTGAGTAAAGTCTGCAGCTCTTAAATCTAATGATAAACCAGCTTTCTTTAAACCAATTTCAAATGCTTTATCAGTGTTTACCATTTTGAGTCCAAGTGCTTTTAGTGATAACTTATCTACAACTGTAGATTTACCACTTCCTGGCCCACCTGCTAGGAATACTGCTTTGAATACGCCTGGGTCATAAACACCCTCTGAAATTAAATCTTCTATCATGTAACTAGGTAAGGTTCCTTCATTGATACCCATACCCTTTCTGATATCTTTGTATAGTTTATCTGCAAGTTTTTTACCCTTAGAAGGAACACCGTCTTTGAAGTTTTCAAAGTCTCCGTCCTCTGCATACTGTCTCATTTTACTTGCACTCATACCTGATACATCATCTGCATCAGGGTCTCTTTCTCCAGCTGATACAATATTGATATTCTTAAACTTGTAATATCCGTGTCTTGCTTTGACTCCGTTGTATTTGGTCAATAACATTTCGAACTCTTTTACTCGGTCTGAACCTACAACCATGTTTACATTTACATATTTCTTTTGGTGTAAGAAGTTTGCAATCTCAAATACAGTTCTGACATTTGCATCAACAACGATTTTACCAAAGAACTTTCTAAGGTATTTTACTTTATCTTTGTGGTTTAGTGGGTTCTTTCTTTTGTCGTTTGAATGAGAAGAGAATAATAATACATCTGTTCCTCTACCAATTTGTAGAAGTTTCTTGACAAGTTTTTCATGTCCTGTAGTAGGTGGATTAAAACGACCAAAAGTGAATGTTGCACTCTTCTCTTTTTGTTCTGATACGAAATAATTAAATGTTTTCATTTGTCCCAATTCTTTTGTGCAGTAAAGTTGTTAAATGCAAACTCCATTCTATCTACGAGTTTGACTGCACTTCCTGTTTTATCAATTGCAACATAACCTTCGGGGTTTACTACCTCAAAGCCATTTGCAGTTTTCTTAAATGTTCCTATACTCTTTACTCTATTTAGGACGGTTATGACCATTTGTTTTGCAACGACCAAGTGTCCCATGAATGCAGTAAGATTCTCTATAAACTTTTTAAGACCTCTTAATTCACTGTATAATTGTTCACCAATCTCTGTCTTAATTTGTTTTGTTTTTTCCATTTTAACTTTACCAACTACTTTATCTCTCCAGTAGTTTTCAAAGTGTTTCATATATCCTTCATAGGTTGGTTTAAATTTACCACTCCTAATTAATGCATTACAATATGTTTTATAACTTGCACCAGCTCCTTTAGAACCGATTGCACTTTGTATTTCTTGAAACTTTTGTAGGTCTTTTCTTTTGATACCATGAAATGCTTTACCAGTCTTAGATAACTCTTGAGTCAATGCAAGAGTTTCTTTTGCAGTCATAGAACCTTTACCACTCACATCTTTATAACTTGCATCGTCTATCCATACATCTTTATTGTGTCCTAACTTCGATATATCTGCACCAAAACTTGCAGATAAATCCTCTATAGTAGAACCTGAATATGTGGTGTGAAATACAATTCCCATTTTAGAACCAGCAATATGCTTACCTAAATCTGATTCAGTATTTACTGCATATAGAATAGTATTTGGTTGAAATGTGACGAATGATTTACCGTCAATCTTTTGCATTTTCTTATCGTTGGTATACATTAAATCACCTTGCATGACTGTATTCCAAGATAGTTTAGATAGGTATTTGAATGAGGTTAAAAACTTCTCTTGTAGTTGACCTGATAGGTCTGAGTTTTTGATTTCGTGTTCTGAAGTATAGAACTTAGGTTCTTTATTAAAAAGTGATTTCTTTGCAACAAAGAATTGACCAGTCTCGGGGTGTTTACCACAAAAGATTGCAGGAGCTCCGTCCCATTTTACAGTCATTTTGACACCTGAAGAAGCATTACCCTTCAACATGTCTCTCAGTCCTTGTAGAAAATTTATTGCACCACGACCACCATCAATACCTTGGTTGATAATTTCGTCTTCTAAATGTTCTAAATGTAGATTCTTTGCACCCATAATAGTAGTATATCACAATGTTGTTGTGTCGTCTACTATTTATGGTTTTTTAGAGGTTATAAAGCTTTAACTTTGTTTTCCCACTCTTCTTCAGTTTCATTACCAGTAAAACCGTCTGAAATGAGTTGTTGAAGTCTTGCAATCTCAGTGTTGTTTGCAGAAATGATAGCTTTTTGAGAGTCAACATCAGTTGTTCCTTCTTGTCCAAGAAGGTCTGAACCATTGTCTGACCAATTTTTCCATGCATTGTAATTCTCAAGAGCTCCACCTGTTGCAGTATCGTCTACACTTGGATTATTACTTCTCCACTCTGCATGATATGCGTCTGCACCACCACCAGTCCAGTTAGACGCGTTTCCGTCATTACCGATTACTGAATATGTTGCATTATTACCTTCAACCCAATCTACCATGTTCTGAAGTTTAGTATTTTGTGCTTGTAATTCTGTTACTTGGTCTGCTAAAAGAGGCATATAAATCTCCCGAATTTATGTTATACGGTTATTTATATTTTCGAGAGAGGTGAGGAATGAAGTTTATCCTCTAAAGAATCAATTTTGAGTTGCACGATTTGTGCTTTTTTATTTTCACCTAGTTTTTTGAGCTGTCTCAATTCCTTCTTTAACTCTATTTTAAGAGTTATAGAATCAATAACTTCATTAGGTTTCAATGTTTTAGTCATAATAACAATATTATTTATATCACCTTCCAGTATATAATATAAACCCCCTTTCGTCAAGGGGGTTTTTAACTGGCGATTCCAAGGGGACTCGAACCCCTAATACCACCGTGACAGGGTGGCGTGTTAACCAATTACACCATGGAACCGTAATTGGCAGCCCGTAGGAGAATCGAACTCCTGTTGCATGGATGAAAACCATGTGTCCTAACCACTAGACGAACGGGCCGTGTTAAAAGTCTCCTTCTGCAACTTGAACTACAGTGGTTCCTCTTGCTCTCCACATATCAACAACTTTATTTCTGTCGTCAAATACAAGGTCAATTACACCACCAAATTTTTCAAACTTATCTGCAAGTTGTGATTTGAATACTTCATCAGGAGTATAGTCTCCGTTAGGTCTAAGGAAAACTCCTTTATGACCATCTCCAATCCACTTTTTGATTTGTAATTCAGTAATCTCTCTTTCTGACTCATTCCTCGCTGAAAAGAATGCAACATCATCACCTTGAGCAATGAACCTTTTTGCAATGTCACAAACCCATTGAACAGGAGTATCAAACCTAGTTTCTGCTCTGAATGAATCCCAGTCGTTGTTTCCGTTTACAAAATGTCTTCTATGCTCTACATTTGCAATAGTTCCGTCAACATCAAAAATTACAGTTTTTTTGTTCATTTTAGTGAAAAACCCTCCAGTTTTTACCACCGTCTACAGAGATATGAGTAATTGCCATTTTACCAATTGGATTCATAAATCCATGAGCTGGTAATTTAGAACACATTAAATCCCAATCATTACCGTTACCACTAAGTGCAAGGTCATTCAATACAGACGGTATAGGTATATCAAGGACAGCACCGTCATTAATTACACCGTTATATATTGGGAAACCTTTAATTCTTACCTTTTTCATACTACTAGTATAACAAAAAGCTGGACTCGTTGTCAAGGCTTATATTTTGAAATCTGAGTAATCTCTACCTCTATCTGCAACTGGAACATCGTCACTAATATATTGTTCACCTTCAACCAATTCAGTCTGTGCTTCTTGTTCACAATCATATAGTTTCATACGACTTCTATCAATACCAATCACAAATCTTTTGAAGATTGTAGGGTCATTGTATCGATTCTTCAGCTGTTTAACTACGAGTTGGTCTAGGTCTTCTAGTTCATCACTAGTAATCAATGCAAACATTAAGTCTGCAGTTGCAGGCAGACCAAAAGATTCTGAAGTATCTTCTAGTCCAATATCTGTAGAACCATATCCACTTCTTGTAGTCTGAGTTGCAGATACAAGTGGGACATCAAACTCAACTGCAAGACCACGAAGTTCTTCTGCAATACTCTTAACTAGTGTGTATGAGTTTGCACCTTGGCCTGGTCTTACTCTATGACTTGCACATATGTTTAGATAGTCAATGAATATGATATCGGGTGTGAAGTCTTTCTTGATATCCAGTTCTTGTAATAAGTGTCTGAAATGACCAACATGAGCAGCTGCAGTTGGATATTCTTTAATGATTAGTTTACCTTTAGTTTTGTTTTTGAGTTTATCAACTTTCTTATCAAACTGTTTCTTACTCAAATCGGGGATTTCTTTCATAGGAACATTCATAATGTTTGCGTCAATCCTCTCTGCAATTCTTTCTTCTGACATTTCAAGTGTAATGTATAATACATTCTTGTTCATCATAAGACAACTTGCAGCTTGGTGACACATAAACAATGATTTACCAACACCCGTTCCAGCAAGAACAATGTTCAAAGTTTTGTTAGGTAATCCACCTTTTGTAATCTTGTTGAAGTATTCTAAATCAAAAGGAATCTTCTCTTCTTCTGTATGATAGAAATCAAATCTATCGTCTGAGTCTTCCAACTGGTCGTGTCCAATTTGAGTATCAAAGGACACGGAAAGTGCATCTTTCAAAAGCTCTGGTATTTCACCTGTTGACCTTTGAGATTTCTTGTCGATAACCTCAATAGAATCCATGACTGCAATGTAGATTGCTCTATCTTTACACCATGATTCTGTTTCGTCAACTAACCAATCTTGAGGTGTATTATCAACCTCAAATTTTCCAACGATATTTTTTGCGTCCTTGACGACATTCTCGTTTATACTTGTCGAATTGTCAAGGTTTATGAGAAGTGCTTCTTTCGTTGGTGGTTTTGTATACTTCTGAAAATATGCATATACTTCTTCAAATATAGTCTTTTCAGTTGTATCAGTGAAATACTCTGGCTTCAGAAATGGGATACACTTCCGTGTAAACTCTTCATTCTGAATCAGATTCTTCAGTATTGTCTGTTCTAGTCGCGTTTCCATACTTAAAATAATCTTTTACTACCTCTTCGAGTCTTTCCATTACTTCATCAGTAAAGTATTTCTCGGGGTTATTGTTAATAGTTTTACCAAATTCTGTTTTACCGTTTGGTAATTCAATTCTTGTTGAGGACTTCTTGAAGATACCACTTGCAAGTGCAAGGTCAAGAAGACCATAGTATCTATCAAGTCCAGTATCATAGTGCAATCTTACATCTACGACTCTGTTCTCAACTGTAAGTCTTGATTTTGCATTCTTACAATGAATGATATTACCTACAACTTCAGTCCCTTCTTTTTCTTTTTTCTTAGATAGATAAACAATGGAAGAAGCTGCATACTTCAATCCACTACCACCACCCATTTCTTTCTGAGGGAACATTGAACCAATCACATCATAAGTATGATTAGTTACAATCATAGGGACTCCTGCCCTACCAAGTTTTAGGGTCAACACTCTGAATGCACCTTTAACAACTTGAGCTCGAGTCATGTCTCGGGTTTCTTTACCCTCTGCAGTGTCCTCAATCTCTTTTGTAGTTGATAACATTCCAAGAGAATCAAGACACATTGCCATTGGTGGTCTCTTATCTTTTGGAGTTTCAAGATACTTATCAAGTATGCTGATTGCCTGTTTACGAAATTCTTGAACGGTTACCACAGGCACGATAACAATTCTGTTTGAATCGATTCCTCTATCCTCAATCATTTGTCTACTGATTGCAGATTCAGATTCGAAATAGATTACTGCAGCTTCGGGATTATCGTCAAGGAATTGTTTACACATTCCAAGTGCAAAGTAGGTTTTACCTGTTGCTGATTCTCCTGCGATTGCAGTGATTTTGTTTTTAGGTAATCCACCATATAGTGAACCACTCAATAATGCATTAAAGATATAACTTCCTGTATCAATGAAGGAATCTACATCTCCAGCACTCACACCTTCTGCAACGATATCTGCATATTCGTTACCTGATGCTTTTACTAAGTCTTTAATAAATGACATATACACCTCTCATAATGTTTATACTATTCAGTATAATATATAGAGGGTTATTCGTCAATAGGGTTTTGATTTAATTTATGGCAAAGTTCTTTTATGGAATCGTCTGTTCTTACATGTTCTTCCATCATTTTTTTCACCATTGACATTTGAGCTTCTAAATGGATTATAAATCCAAAGATTACTGCAATCATAAAGATATAAAACAAATCCATTATTGTTATTATCATGATACTTTGTCTATTTGCTCTTGGGTAACTGCACCACTTTCCATAACTCTCTTTCTATTATCCAAGTGTTGTTGTTCTACTAAATCTTTATTTTCTCCAGTATACGGAACTGCATGTCCGTCTGCAATCATTTCTTGATTGATATCTACTTTTACTCCGAATACTGGGTGACCGTCAGCGTGGTGTGCATATAAGGTTCCTAAGATTCTCCCAAACTTTCCTTTGTCATGTGATACTAGAGTTACAAATTCTGCAGATTCTAATAAACCTTTTAAATGTTTTTTAGAAGCTTTACCAAATAGTTTTTCTACTTTGTCTCTTGTTCGCGACTCTGGCGTATCGATTCCTACCATTCTAACTCTTTGTTTTTTGTAGACCATACCGAATCCTAAATCGATATCTACATCTACGGTGTCGCCGTCTACGACTTTTGATATACTTACTTTATACTCATACATGTTGATTGTGTTTCCTATGTGCAGATTTCTTTTCCCAGTCTTCGATAGCTCTTCTAATCGAACCTTCTGCAAGAACAGAACAATGTAATTTAATTGGAGGCAAATCTAGTATCGCTGCAATATCTTTATCTTTGATTAATTTTGCTTCTTCTATAGTTTTACCTTTTAACATTTCTACGAATGTTGTTGATGATGCAATTGCAGAACCACAACCATATGTTTTAAATTTTACATCTATGATTCTTTCGTCTAGGTCTAACTTCAATTGAAGTTTCATAACATCGCCACATGCTGGAGCTCCTTCCATTCCTGTTGCAACCATAGGGTCGTTGGGGTCGAATCTTCCAACAGCATGTTTTTCGGGGTTATTTAGAACTGACTCAAATCGTTCTACTACTTCTTTACTATATGCCATTACTGTTATTTATCCAAAAAAGGAGTCTAAACTTGCAACTGGTTCTACATTCCAATTGATTAAGTTTACGACAACTTTCAATGGTTCAACAAATGCTTTGTCAAACTGCATATCATAGTCTACGAACCTATGGAGGTCAAACTCTCTTGGTAAGACATTCATGAATGATATGACATTCTCATTGATAGGATTTGGTGTTGTTAGATAAGTAAAGTGAATCTTCTCTCCGTTCTTTATCTTCTCATACCTCATGTCCACATTCTTTTGTGCAAGGTGGTGATTGTATAGAAGAGAACCACGGACATGGATAGGTGTTCCTTTACCATATATGTTTGTTGTATCTTTGTATTGTGCAAGATTCTTACAACCTCTAGGGAATGCAACCTCTTCGGGTGGTAAGTTACGAAACTCTTTTCGTGCAGTTTCTACGAACTCCCATAAGTCTTGTTCAGTTCCACTCATGACAACCTTGAAAGCTTCTGTAAGTTTTGTTCTGACCCATTGTGGTGTAGAAGACTTTGCAGTCTCGATACCCATCATCTTAAGTTTTGGAACTGCAAGTCTTACACCTTCGTTGTCGTGGACATTTAGAATGTATCTTTTCTTTGCAGTCCAAATACCACGGTCAGCGATTACCTCTCTCCCCATTTCCATTTTGTTTTGAAATGCATTTGTGTATTCTGCAAGTTCGTCAAATCCGTCTGCAAGAACTTTCTCAAACATACCTTCGGACTTGTTCAAGAAATCAATAATCTTGGTCTTGTCTGTTTCTTCGGGAAGGACTTTCTGAACTAGTTTGTCCATAGTGATATAGACTGAATCAGTATCCATTGCAATCACAAAGTCTTCGTTCTCTGTTCCTAGAGTCTTGTTCATGAAGTCATTGATAGTTCTTTCTGACCACTGAATAATCAACTGACCACTGGTAGTGATTGCCTCTGCAAGGTCAATAGAAAAGAATGCAAAGTATTGATTTGCCAAAGCACCATAAGCTGAGTTCAGTGCAATCTTACGAACCATTTGATTGTTGTTTGCTCTCTTGATTAGAGTGTCGAGTTGTCTTCTTCGTTTTGCGTCTTTGCATGATTCTCGTTCAACTTGATACTCAATCATTTTCTTCTTCCATGCTTTCCTTTCGTCATAGAATTTTTCCATGAGTTCGGGAAGGAATCCTTGTCGTTCTCTAGAGAACTTTGTTCCGTTAGGACATACTGTATTGTTCTGTTGTTTGAGATATGATAGGTCACATTGTTTGTTGAGTAATCTTTCAATCGATACATCTTCTTTGTATCCTTTGACCATTTTCTCGGGACTGATATTGTATTGCATAATGATATGTGGATACAGTGAGTTCAAGTCAAAAGAGACAACCCAGTTATGTCCACCGACCAATGGTTCTTTTACATAGGCACCAATGATAGGTTTGTTTTTATCGTTACCAGTCTTGAGTTTTTGTGGTGGTGTTTGTATGTTCTGTTCTTTTAGGAAGTTGTATATAATAGTTTCCCAATACTTCACCATTCCAAAAGTGTCATTGTAATTACACTTTGCATTGTAGGACATTGCTTGAACCAGTTCGATTAGTCCAAGTTTCTCCTCTAGTTCCTCAACCAATACAGCGTCTTGGACATTGTATTCAAGGAACTTAGGATAGTCTTGTCGGTAAAGGGTATGTAGATTTCCATACTCTGAATAGTCGAGTTTCCCTTTACCGAGTTCGACATGAGCAATATGGTCTAGTTTGTATGATTCTTGATTTACGAATGTATGTTTACGATATAGTTCTAGATAGTCAAGAACATTGATACCGTATAGATTGAATACCATTTGTTTCTGATATCCAAAAGAAGTAAACTCTCTGACATCTGATTGATTCCATGGTGATAGTTTTTTGTGTTCGTCCTCTCCGATAATCTTATCAATACGATTACAAAGATATGTGATATCGAAACTGTTTACATTCCAACCAGTAATGATATCAAAAGATTCTATTCTCCAGTATTTGATAAACTTCAAAAGAAGTTCGGGTTCATTCTTACAGTTGTGATATATTATATCAGTTCTATTATGTTCCCATGGGCCGATACCAAATACTACAGTTTCTTTTCCAAATGGTTTGATTGATATTGCATTGACCTTTTCATTTGCAAGAATAGGTTCGGGAAATCCGTCTTCACACTCACACTCAATATCAAGAGAAGCAACCTTAATAAGTTTAGGGTCAAACTCTATATCACCTTGAAACTTATCTGCAATGTAAGTGTAGATATATCTGTCGTATCCATGGATTTCAAATCCTTCGACACCACTGTATCTCTCTCTGAATTTTCTTGCACCACCCATGGAGTTGAGGTTCACTACCTCAAGAGGTCTACCGTCTAATGCACGATAAGCTGTTTCTCCTTTCTTGGACGGGATATAATGATTAGGTCGATAGTCGACTGCAAGTTTGATTTGCTTTCGACCTTTGTAACCTTTTACTAGAATCTTGTCTCTAGTCCGACAAACATTTGTATAGAAATCCATGTAGTTATTATACTACAAAGTATACTATTCTGTCAATGTCCTTTGTGGGTAATCGTTCAATAATTCTTCGACTGCTTCGTATTTTTCTTTTGCAGTTGCATACTTCTCGATTTGAGTATCAAGTGCTTGTGCAACCTCGGGGTGTTCACCAATACCAGCTGGATTACCTTGATACACTTCTATGTTTGCAAGTGCAATATCCATTTCTCCACGGTATTGTGATTTTAATGCTTTCAATAATGATTCTCTACTCATACTATTTCTGAATTTGACCTCTTACATTGTTACCAGTTGCAACCTTGTAATTTGTTTCTAGTTGAGGTCTTGGTTTAAATATTGTTTGCACTTGAGATTTTTCAATTACAAACTCGTAATCAGCTGCATACGGAATCCATGGTGCAAAGTTTACTTCCATTTTTCCTTGGTCAGCTGTAGTTAAAATTATTTGAGGTTCTATGATTTCATAGTTCAGATTTTTCAGAACTTTTGTAAACCCCATGATAACTTCACCAGTGTTTAATCTGATACACTTTACTTCATAATCAGCCATAGGACTAAACACTTCTAACTATTTCCTGTAGTTCTATACTTCTTCTACCAACTTGTTTGAACCAACGGGAATCTTCCATTTCAACTGCCATTCTCTCCCAATCATGGTCTTCAACTGCATTCAACATGTTCTTGAATTTACCCAGTCTAGTTCCACCTAGATTAAAACACATATTAACTAATACTTCTTGAATCTCTGAAGGTAATCCGTCAAATACATCTTTACCAACAACATGTTCAGTTTCAACTAAGTGTTTATCAAAGTCAACTGCATAGTATTCGTCTACTACTTCTTGACTTACTGGAGTTCCAGCTGGTTGACCGTGTTCGGGGTCATGTGGTTGAATTAGGTGTCCTACACCTAATGTTAAGTATCCTAGTGAGTCTTCGTAAATTTCAAGGACTTCACCTTCGTGTCTTTTAATCTGCTCTTTTAGTTTCTCTAAGTTCATTTTCTTTTTCTCTCTCGATTTGTTCTTGCATAAGTTCAACAAGAATGTCTCCCATAAGGTTGTTCAATTCACTATTATTTAGGAGTTCGTCCATGTTACCACCTTCGGGTAATCTACGGATTGTTCTCTCAAAATTTAAATGATTCTTACCTTCGACAAATTCTACTTTACCGTATTGGTATACTAAATCTTTCCATTCACCGTCAATAATTTCTATTGCAGCGTCCTTTTCATGAGGATTCTCTACGACTCTATATGTTTCACCGAACAATTTTGCCATAAATGTAATCCTCTAATTTCATTGATTGTTGTATATCATAGTTCTCATGAATGATTAATCTATCCATGAGATTAAAATTCTTTCTGATATTATCAATCTGAGTTCTTCTACCTTGTAACCAAACTTCTGACTGAGTATCTCCTCTAAGTTTGTGTCTTTCTTTCTCAGTTTCTAAATCAACGGTAAGTATATAGACTTCAGCTTCATGGTTATCTAACAACCATTCAATGTCTTCATTACGAAAGTATCTATCTCCTTCTATAATAGTATGTTTATAACGAGGACTTATATCGTCTATAAATGTTCTGAATTGTGGTATAGAACCATGAGATAATTTATCTGTTCCACCAAAGGTTTCTCCTTCGGGATATCTTCCTACAACTAATATGTTATCATGTAATTGACATTTAAATAAAGGCATAGGTTCAATGTCAACTGGGTCGGGTAAACGACTAATGAGATTTCGGGTAAGTGTTGACTTACCCGAACATGGTATTCCCCCAATTAGAAATATCATAATACTAAATCTCTCTCCCTAGGTAAACCACCTTGATTTGGGTCGGCAGTTGTAATTTGTGGAAGAAAACCTTTGAACACGACTATGTCATGATACTCAGGCTTTAGATGTTTTTTCATCCAAGCTTTTGCTCTGTTGAAAGCTTTGAGATAATCTTTTCTTTGTTTCCCAATTTTGTCGTGAATTGGATTCTGTATGAAACCTACGATTTCAATTTTTGCACCATAGTTATCATAAAGATTTACTATGTCATAGATTTTACTACTAAAGTTACCTTCATATCTCACAAAACCACTTCTATCCCAAGCAGGATTAGAAGTATTTTTAACATAACCTTTAGTTGGTTGTCCTAATTGTTTTGCTTTTTTGTTTGCTTCGGGTGTTGTATATCCTACAACATTTTCTTCTCTAGTATTACTCTGTCTGAATCTCTTCAATACAACTTCAACATCTGTATCTGAAAGAGTTCCATCAGCCATATCTCTGATTTCTGCTCTACAAACATCGTCATCTCTCCAATTGATACAATTTTCATTTTTCATTTCCACTAAACCTTTTTTGTATGTGTCTAGTGTATTTGGAGTTCCCTGTTTTCTATGGTCTTCTCCAGTATTGAATCGTCTTTTCCATTTGATTTTGTCTTTTGGAGACTCAAATTGTAAGACTTCGTAAAAGTATCTATTGACACCCATTGATAGTAACGCGGAAAGTCTTCCGAAACCCGAAATGAGTTCGAGTTGTCCGTCACCTCTCTCTTCAACAACCATAGGTTCTTTAGTGTAATCAACTCCAAATTGTTGAAAGTCTCTAACGATTCCATATTGGTTGTCTTCCAAAGCAATTTGCCTTGGTTGTTTTAGAACACCATTTTCGTCTGTTGTTACCAATTTAGACAACGGGCCGTCCTGTCTCCCGAGATTTTTTTTGATTCCATTACCAGTAATGGGAGGGTAAGCTTTTCTGCTTCTCTCTATATCATAATTTAACTGCATAGTTATACTCCTTGTGCAATTTGTCGTATACCTTCATACCCAGTATACAACGGTTTATAAAAATTCATCGAGCGACCCATGTTTATCTTTATTATGGGGCCCGATTGGATTCTCAGATTTACCTGCGATACCCATTGTTGCAACATGTTCATCACAATATGCAACACATGATAGTCTCACCCCGTTTCCACTGATAGGTGTAACTCCATGTAATTCGTTTGAATCTGCAATGATAACATCACCATCGTCAGCGTCTACTGCAATCCCATATCTAGGGAATGTAAGGTATGCACCTTTGTAATCACCGATTCTGAATACGCACATTGTAGTCAAACCAAATTCTAAATCCTTTCCGTCTACATGAGCAGACATTTTTGCAGTTCCTTCTGTAGAATATCTGTTTGCAGAAAGAGCTGTTATAGGTGCGCCCCCGATATGATACTTACTTTCAATATGGTTATCTGCAAAAGTTCTTTGCATTCTCCATACATCGGGGGCAGCTTTCTTTAATGCACTCTCATTTAATGGTGCAATTCTTTTTAGTATTTCCCACTTAGGTTGGTTCTTTACTTTTTCCATCCAACCACTGGCACCAATCATTCCAGTAAATCTTCCTCTTTTGTATCCGATTAAAACTGAATGTATTGCATTTGCTTCTGCAATACGATTGAACTTACCATTCTTTTTAAGTGGGTAATATGAATTAGGTGTTCTGAGTTTGTAGTGGACTCCTTCAATCAATCCTTTCTTTTTCATTTCTTCGTGGTCGATTGGCCCAGCTGCATTTGCTCTCATAGTAGATACATCGTCAATTGAAAACAAAGTATCTTTGATTTCTATTTCATTTTTGACATGACCTTTTACTATGGCTGCAAGTAAAGGTTTCTCACCAAGACTTGCATGTGGTTTGTAAATCTTAATTATATCTGCGTCAACTCCTTTTGAAGTTACGACTTCGTCATAGGAATCTTCGGTAAGAAATTTACCGTTCCATTTGTCGAAGGTTTCTTTAAATCCTAAGTCTTTTGTTGCAGTGTATTCCATGGTTCTAAAATCTGTTTTTTAATTTCCTCTACAAGATAGTATAAACATAATGGTGCCACCATTAATCCTATTCTTGCACCCTTATCATTATAGTCACCAGTCATTTTGTAATCGTTAGGAAGAGTCATAAGTCTCACCATTTCTTTAGGAGTATATATTCTCTTCCCACTATAATGAAAATGATTACCACCCATGAACTTAGGTTGACACCCTTGTTCTGTTAGGGAATGAGCTGGTAAATGACTTGGAACAATTCTTGACATATAATAAGAATGTTTTTCATTCTCGGGTGGGATATTACCTAATCTTATATTCTCTTGATACCAAGGTTTTACTATGTGGTCTCCAACAGAAATGTAAGATAGATTATCTCCGTTCACTCCGTCAACACCTTTACATGGTGTGCAATGTTCTAGTTCGGGGTCGGGGTGTTTTTCAAATCCATGAACCCAATGACCTTTTGAACTATCAATCATTGCTTGTTCTAAGTATTTTGCGTCTTCTATATTTTCGGGGTCTGTTTGCAAATCGTCAATTGCTTCCCCGATACTTGTTCTTTCATCACTTGGTTGTGGAAATAATCCACTCAAACACATAAAAGGCATTCCAATTGCATCTAAAACATCGTCTCTAACACCAACCATGAATACTCTTTCTCTCTTTTGAGGAACTCCATGTTCATGTCCTTTCATGATTTTCCATGTTACTGAGTAACCAAGTGCTTCAAAATCTCTTACCATTTTGTTTAGGTGGTCTCTTGCATAATCCATTGATAGACCTTTTACATTCTCACATACAATAACCTTAGGCATAAGGTCACCAGTGATTCTAATTTGTTCCCATGTTAGGTCTTCAATGTTTTGTTGTTTCATTCCATATGCAATCTTCTCTTGTTCCCAACCTTCTCTTTTAGTTCCAGCCATAGAGAATGGTGGACAAGGTGGAGAACCGTCTAAGATATCTAACTCAAACTTTTTAAGTCCAGTAAGTTCCATGATATCTTTACCTGTAACTTGTTTGATATCTTTACACTGGTGAACAGTGTTAGGAAAGTTCTCTAGATATGTGTCAACATGAATCTGTTGGAACTCATTCATGTATCTGACATCACCACCTGCGAGTTTATATGCACACGATGAACCACCACCGCCTGCAAAAAATGTGATATAGTTGAATTCTTTTTTGGAACTGCGTTCCTGTAGGTCTTTTAAATTGTATTGAAAGTAAGTCATGTCTCTATTATACACTGACAATAGAGACATTGACTAGAGGGTTTTTGAAGTTTTATGCAACGAAGTCATCTCCTTCGTTCCACTCACAACCTGTAAGACCACCAGCTTGTAATCCTTTTAAAGTTCTTAGAACTTCATTGTGATTTCTACCAGTGTCTAATGCATTGATTGATGCATGTTGGATAGTTCTATCTTTATCAAAGATAAATGTTGCACGATAACAAACACCTTCTTCTTTATTGACGATACCTAATGTATGTGATAATCCTAGTCCACAATCAGCTGCAAGTGTATGTCTGATATTACCTATCAACTCATTATCTTGTTTCCATGCTAATTTACAGAACTCATTATCTCCACTGATTCCAATGACATTTGCATGGTCGACTAAAGTATCGAAACCAGCAATCTCTGTTGGACATATAAAGGTAAAGTCTTTTGGATAAAAGTAAACTACTGACCAGTCATGGTTAGATGGTGGATATTTTTCATCTACTTCAACTCTCACAAATTCATTATTTTCATTGATTCCCTGTAGTGAGAAGGCAGGGAATTTGTCACCGACTGATAACATAATTTCTCCTCTTATATAAGATTAGACCCTCAGTATAACACCAAAGGTCTAATCTGTAAATAGGGTTTTAAGAAATCTTGATAGTGACTGGTTTATCCTCTTCGGGAATAACCTTCTCTAACTTAACAGACAAGATACCGTCTTTTAACTCTGCACCTTCGATTATAACATCGTCTGCAAGAGTCCAACTTCTCTTGAATGCTCTAGAAGCTAATCCTTTATGGACAAAGTCCTTAGAATCTTCTTCTGTTTTACCCTCAATGATAAGTAGATTTTTCTCTTTAGTAATAGAGATATCTTTCTTACCAAAACCAGCAACTGCAAGTTCAACGGTGAAATGTTCATCGTCTTCCTTTACAACATTGTAAGGTGGGTAGTTAGTATTAGTGTGGGATTGAAGTCTCTCCAAGTCTTCGAAGTATCTATCAAATCCAATTGCGAACGGTCTGAATTGACCAAATATATCTAAATGCGTCATATTTTTCTCCTAAATTTAGCAAGTTTAATATATCCTAACCTCTATTGAGCATTAGGTGTGAGAACCGAGCTCTTTTGAAGATTATTTCTCCGATTGATAATCCGAGCTCTTTTGAAGTTCTCTACTATATTATATAGGGTCTTTTATGATTTAATCAAGGGGCTTTTTCATTTTTTTTGGCATAATCTATCTGCTCTGTTTATTACATTCATATTATTACCAATGACAATTGCCATGAAAGCATTTGTTGACCTAATGGTTGCCTTGTTTAGATTACCATTCTTTTTATCGTATTGAATTGCTGGTGTCAATACTGCAAACTTAGTAAGTGTCATATCACTGATTGAAGGTTGCCTACCAAACAATGGATTTGCTTCTTCAACACAATTGTATTTTAAACCACGATAAGTTGACCATACATCAGCAACTTGTAAGAAGACAAACACTGTCCAGTCTAAATTAGAAGGGTGGTCAATCAGTTCCCAACGGTGTGTATATTCGAACTTTCTCTGATTTACCCTTGACGAGTATTCTATCGACTTCCATAAAGCTTCGTGATGGACAGCAGTGATAAGTTCTTTCCGATAACAACAAGTCCACCCCATCATAATTTCGTGTTTGACCCTCGAGTCGAGCCCCAAGGTTGACGGCATCTCCAATGACGGAATAGTCAAATCTAACTTCTGACCCCATGTTTCCGACAATACATTCTCCTGTGCTGATACCAATGCCGACATTAATAGGAGGGAGATTGAGAGGAGAAAGTTCTTCATTTAATTCTTTAGTTGCTTGTAATACTTCAAGTGCAGATTTAACGGCGAGGTCTGCGTGGTCTTCACAATCAAGGGGAGCATTCCAAAATGCCATTATACAGTCGCCCATGTATTTGTCGATTGTTCCTTTATTATTTATTATAATCTTGGTTTGGACATCTAAAAATTTGTTTATCAAGTCTACTAATCCTTCGGGGTCGTCTTTGTTCTTATAAGCTTCTGATATAGGAGTGAACCCACATATGTCCATGAACATGAAGGTCATTTCCTTTCTTTCTCCACCAAGTCTCAATTTTTCGGGGTTTTTAGCCAGTTCGTCAACCATGTCGGGAGATAAATATTTTTGGAACTGCTTCTTAATTTGTTCTTTGAGTTGATAGGTCTTATAATATTTGTTGAAGGAAGCATGTCCGAAAACAATTATGGAGGCTATCGATGAGTAGAAAGTATCGAAAAGAACGAGAGATGAAGACCACCAATAGAGACCCCCACCCACCTGAAATCCAACAATACCTAGACTCACTATCCCCGAGTAAATTGTGGGAAGTCTGTAAACCACTACCAATATTCCTAGAAGGACTATCAGAAGAAGAACGAGAGATACAAATTCAAGATAGTAGGATTGTTGTATTAGAACTCCTGTGGAGACGGAGTGGAGGATATTGGCTTGAACTTCATGGGGATACATTACACCCACTGGGGTTGAAACTGGATTATTCAGACCCTCAGCTGTCAGACCCCAAACAAGAATCTTACCCTGAATATCTGACTTAGGTAAATCAACTGCAGATATTCTTTGAAACTCATTCCAATATGATATCATAATGTCTGCAGTAGGAGTTGTTTCAATAGGAGGTTGTCTTCCTATTCTAATCCATTCTATTCCTACTTCGTCTGTAACTTTAGTTTGATAATTCTTTTGGTCAAACATTGCACGAAGAACTTCTAGTGCAACGGAAGGATATACAACACCATTTGCAGATATAATCAACGGTGCAGAACGAACTGTTCCGTCAAAGTTTGCAGTTCCATTTACAGCTGGAGTTGTAACTGTAACACCTGAACCATATGAATTTTGTTCTAGTATCGGTATCGGTGAAGATATTCCTGAGAAGTTCCATATGTGTTCTGATATATCTCCACCCCCAAACACGGAAGTCCTGACATATGGTGCTGACCCTGAGTCCTTTTGTATAGTTGGTGCAGCTGAAAGTATACTCAGCCGATTGACTAATCCTTCTGCAAATGCTTCGTCTCCTGAAAATCTATCGGGTTCTTTGAATAGTTGAGTATATACATGAGTGTTTGAGTAATGAGTATCAAACATGATATCTGCATATATGTTTCTTGGCCATGGATACTGACCATATTTTTCTAATGACCTTTCGTCTATATCGACAAGAACAATATTATCTACTTGTTCTATTTCTTTTGATTGGTGTAGAAAATCAAACCATGACCATGTGATATTTTCTACGAGATAGGGATTCCATATTTTAAGTCCGAATAGTAACCCTATAGTTACTAGGACGGTTTTCCACGAATACATTATTGTTGTGTTACATTAACCGTGCAACCACCAACTGTATAACAGTTTTGGGTTAGTGTATATGATTGATTTGTTGAACCTTGTTGTAAAAGATTTAAAGTTGTATGTTGTGTTCCTTGTAATCTAATTTGTGCATTATGATTACCGCTTCCTTTTTGCATAACATCTGTAACAGAATCGTCTGAAATTCCATAGAAGTATACATGACTGTAATGTGTTCCTGTTCCCTCTTGCCAATTCTCATGAGTTACACCGTCAACATGGATATCTAAATTGTGAGTATGGTCTCCACTTTGATAGATATCTACTTCATTATTATTACCCCATATGTGTCTACCATATGTTGCACCGTCATATTGAACTACTGTTTCAGTATTACCTGAACCGTCAACATCACCACCCCATGATTTACCTGAACCCCAATATGAAACCCATGATACAGAATTACCTACTCCGTATTGTGTAATATTAAATTCATTGTTTGCATGGTCAAAAGAGAAGTTGATTGTATTTCCATATCCTAACTGTTGGAGATTTAATTCTACATTATCTCCTCCATTCAGTTGTTCTACATGGATATGATTATCATCAGTTGGGCCTGCAAATACTGGTGCAACTATGAGCATAAATGGAGCCCAAGGTGCAACCCAGTATTTGAAAAATGTTTTTTTAAATCCCTTTAAAAAATCAACCATATTAATAATCCTAAAATAAGACCTTTTGCATATGCAATCCACATTGCGTGGTATTCTGATATTTGAAGTCTTTCTATCCACTTATAAGTCAAATCTTCATGCCATGATAAAAATTTGTGTAAGTAGTCCATATTTTCTCCTTAAATAAGTATTTAGTTAGATTGATTAATGAAGATTTGAATAGCTGGGTCTCCATTTCCAAATTCTATAATACCTTCGTATCCTTCTACTCTTGTATTAATGAAACCTGAATTACCATTTGCAATGATAATTTCTATGATTCCATTTACATCTCTGAAGAATACTAGATTACCGTCTTCTTCAAATATATTATATTGTGAGTCTTTATTAAATCCAAAGCTTGCACCCTGTAAATTTACTCCCCCACTTGTTGCTTGTTTATCTTCAAGAGAGGCTGTTGTTCTTGTTAATTCTTCTACGACATCTAAAACATCTACAAGAAAATCAACATCTAAAAAATCTATATCTAATCTTCCACCCCTTGCATCATAATCGGGGTCTTCTGCATAGTCGTCATAGTCCTTTTCTAGTTCATTGAACTCTAAAAAGTCTACATCTAATACACCCGAATCATCGTTCATATCTTCTCTAGCTTGTTCTTCTACGGCCTCCTGAACCTCCTGAGGCGGTGATACAATGAACATATTGTCTATCATAGAGGTTGTTAAGTTATTAATAACAACTGAATTTGTAGGTGGTGTTTCTCTTGTAGACACCATTGTTGCTTGATATGCCTGATTTAGTGTTATACTTCCACCTTCATTTGATACAACTATCTCACCTGAAGGTGTTACTCCGTCTTCATCGGGAAGCAAAATAACCAATGTTCTTCCGAGTTCATCTATGGTTGTTGTAAAATCTGTCCCGTTGATTGCAATTTGAGCTGTCGGTGTGCTGATATCTATATTTGCTTTCTTTATTTTATTACCTTTGCCCGAAGCAAAACGGGCGGTTCCTTGAACCATTCTCAAGGACATTTTTGATAGTGAAGGGTTTGGGTCGTAGTATACTTCGTCTATGTATACTTCAGTGTGTTCTATTAAGTCTAGTTCTTCTGCATCTAAGAACTCTATTTTCATTCGACCATTTACGGTCTCTGCAACATCATATAATTCTATTCCATAACCAACAAACTGTTGTGTTGCTTCATTGTTACGAACAATTTGACCAACACCTGTTGATTCAACTATGTCACCAATGGAGTCAGCATAACTGACTCCACTGAATAACAACAAACTAAGAATCGTTTGACGAATCTTTTTGATTGATTTGAATAACAGCATTATCACTTGTAATATCCAATGTGATGTTTGCATTAGGTGTTGAACAACTATTGCCTGCACCACTTACACATGAACCTGAAATCTGATTAATATCAACATCAGCTGAATCACCTTCTAGAGTAAAGTTTAAAGTTTGCTCTCCGTCATTCTGCAATGTATTGATATTATTAGATGAACCTGTAACATCAAAGTTCCATGTTAAATCATCGGACTCCCAATCTATATCAAATATATTTGAGCTTCCAATTAAAACTAAATCGGCATTTAGTCTTTCTGCACTTAAACCATAACCTTGGTCAAGGTCAAACTGGTTACTAGACCCAGTAACATCAAAGTTGATATCTGAGTCATCTGTGCTACCTTGATAACCAATATTCCAATCTATCTTATTTGAATCACCAGTAAAATCCAACTTGATTGTTGAATCGTCTGATACTAATGGCCCAAAAAGAATATTAGAGTTACCGTTAAAATCAAAATCTAAATCCAGTCCTGAACCTGTGATTGTCATTGCAGATAGGGAACCCCCACTTGCATCGTCTCCACCAACTTTGTTACCAAATCCTACTTGGTCAATATAAAGTTTTAGAGTATCACCAGTCTGAGTGATTTTAATTTCGTTATCATCAGTGGCTTGTGCGAAAAGAATATTTGTCGACATTAATGCAATTATGCATAAACTAATTATTTTCTTCATTTTCGTTTACCTCTTTTATTTCCCAAAAACCTCTATCGTGTCCTTGGTATATTAATTCCAACACGGCTGCCTCAACAGCAGACCTTGTTGCGTAAGTCACTGATTCATTATTACCCACTCCGTCCTCGATTTCTACGAGTTGAGTTCCTTCCTCAATGAAACGGAAGACATCTCCACCCGAACCATATGATAAAATGGTCTTACGAGTTTGGACATTTAATAAAACTTCTCCAGTAAGAACTGAAACAGCTCTCAAGGAGATTGTGACAGCGTCTTGTCGATACTGTCTACTAAAACCAATTCCGAGGGTTCGTGCGCCTCGACCCCCAGTCTTGATATTAGAATCATACCCAATGATACCACCTTCGATAATTATTCCAGCGAATAGCAAAGGTTGTATCCCTTCATCCGTTTGGTCGGTCTTCTTTGCATAATCTGACCTTGCAGAACGAATGATTTGTCTTTCACGGACTAAATGGTCTATACCGTTTCTTTCAACGACACGGAACCATGTCCCACCTCCAGCAGTTTTAAGTGCGTCTATAACCATTTCAGTTGCACCTTGGGTAACTGCAGTAGAGAAACTTGCAATGTTAGTAACTGATTTTCTTTGTCCTGTTTTGTCTAGTATATTGTAAACTGCAACTATAGGTTTTTCTTCTGCTGGTGGTAAATTTAATAATTCAACATAAGCTGGAAGTTTTACAACTGTTGGATTTTCTACACAAATATACTTTCTTGATAATTGTTTTTTGACACCTGAATACAAGTCTTTACTAAAACCTTCATTCCAGCGGTCGCAGTCTTGAGGTGATTCACTCCATTGCGGAAAACTTGCACACCCCGACAATGCAATGACCATTGCCAGTAGACCTACTCTTAACATTAAGAACCTCCGTCACCGCCACCAGTATCGGGGTCTTGACCAAAGTTACCTGTTCCTACTGGAATCTCAACTATGGTTTCAGAACCGTCTTCTGCGACGATTGTTAATCTAATAAACTCTGCACCTGATTCATCTGTTATAACTTCCCATGTGATTATGTTTCCTTCTAATGCAAAGGAACCGAATCCTGCTGGATTGTCGTTTGAAAACATAGATTCAACTAATTGTTTTGCAAACTGAGCATAGATTCTGCTTTCTAAGTTCCTGATAAATTTAGCAAGGGTGGTGTTTTCTGCTTCTCTTTCTGCAGCTTTTCTCGCTGCCTCAAGTGCATCTTCGATTGATTTCTTACGCGAGAACTCCTGATTCTCGATTGTAAGATAATGGGCTCCAGTTCCGACTCCACTGAAGCTTGGATTTTTAAACTTATGAACTATTTCATCTGCATGTGCAGTGAAACTAAAAATTAAAACTAAAAAAGATATTGGTAATACAAATCTCATTTTTTCTTTTTCTCCTCTAGAGCTTTCTTTTCCTCAGCGTCTTGTAATATTTCCTGAGTTTCTTTATACTCTAATACTGTATTGACTTTCTGCTGAAGTCTTATCAAATCATTATCTAACATTCTGATTTGGTCGAGTAGTTTTATGAGATTGCCGTTTGTTTTACTTAAGGTTGGTTTCAATTCCTCCGTTACAAACTTCCAAACGAAATAAATGAAATACCCCATTCCTAGTGCAAGGACTACGGGGAATCCGAACTCTGAAATTAATTGTGCTAATTTGTCCATTAATCTCTTCTTGCATCGACCTTTCCGTCCTCTAGAAAATTCTCTGCTCTTGCAATCCTATCGATATCGGGCTTGAGTTCCAATGCCGAGGATATTAATAAATCTATCTTAATCATGTCATTGTTCATTTGTCTAACTCTAGACTCCAATGACCCTATAATATTGTATAGTCCATTCACTTGTCCTACTACTGACTCAAGGATATATCTTAAAGTTAGGAAGATAAAGAACGCCATAACTACAGCAGTTCCTATCGGGACTCCTACTTCACTCAAAAACGATAACATATCCATACCATTATTTATACTTTTGAGTTTGTTGTAGGCCTAAAAAAGGGGACTTGAAGTCCCCTTAGTGTGTATTCAAAATCACTTTCTGAGCTGTGAATGAATGTCGTTTATTACGCTTGCTTTTGAACCACTCTTTTTGATTTTGAGATTTTTCTTATCTGCAAATTCAACTAATTGGTTCTTAGTAAGTTTTTTCAATTCCGCCTTTGAAGTAATACCGTTATTGTTCTTGTCTGCAACCACGGGTTTCGAAGGTTTTTTAACTGCAGTCTTTTTGACTACTGGTTTCTTCTTGGAGGTATCTCTCCATAAGAGTCCACCTACTATTGCAAGGAATAATAATATCGCAATATATTCCATAATTATTTCCTCAATTATTAATAATATTTAGGTTTTTAGTCCTTGGCCTTTCCGACATTAAGTGCAACCCAATCAAGAACTTTATAAGCTTTCTTGACTAAGCCGTCGTCCACTGGTGTAGGTGTAAGAGCTGCAACTAATGATGCACCCATTACCAACCAAGGTATCACTTGAATCCATGCTATAATCCATTGTAGGAATTCTAACATATTTTCTCCTATCGAATACCCTTTATGATATTCGTAGGTATATTTAGGGTTAATTAGACCCTATAGAGTATTTAGTGGTTAATTTCCAGTGGTTTTTTTCCTTAAAAGGAATGATTTTAATTTGGGACAAAGGTGCTTTTGGTTCAGAAATTTGTTGCTTATCAACAACTGAAACTAGATTCCATTGCTCTAATAATGAGACAATTGTATTTCTTCTACCAATATCTGACTCGTCTATGTTGGTTGGTTTACCGTCTAACTTGAATAGTTCTTTGAAATGGGTAATGTAATACTTACCCCTTTTGTGTAGGATATGACATGACTGGAAGAGTTCTTGTTCCCTTCTAGAGGCAACTCCTATGCGTGATAAGGTTTCCCTAATCTTTAGGAAGTCGTCTTTTTCGGGAAATGTGACCTCGACTAGGTCTTTAATTATGTCTTCTTGGTTATCCATTATCCTTACCACCAGTTTTCATACTGTTTTTCAATTCTCGAATCTGTTTGTCTGATAAGATTTCTGCATAGTCTTTTGCTTCCTTTGTAGATATCTTATAATAACTCTTAACAGTATCGATTTTTTTACTAATATATGGCTTCTGCCATTTGGAAAATCTTTGTCTTTTCCTAAGAGTATTTAGGAAAAACATGTATTGAAGACGATTGTCTACACCATGTCTGACATTCATTTCGTTAGTAAGAAAAACAGCATCTTGGTGATAAGATAATGCTTTATTAATTAAGAATGGTTGATATGCTTTCTCTTCGACCTCATCAACCATGAGGTCTTTTTTGTCGTAAGAGACCGACTTTACAAAATCAAAAGGATTTCGTTTAGACATGTCTGAGATATTCGTCTAACAGTGCGTCACCTTTGAGTTCTGTCCCAAAGTAAACTGTATATCCGTCATGTGTTTTTCTTTCAATGAGTCCACTATTATATTGGATATCCATTACAGATTTTCCGTCTTCAGTGTCTTGAGGACGATTATCATACCACATTGAATTAAGTGAATGTGCATGAATATTTTTAATGTCCTTTGCCCATTTCTCTGCTTTTAATAAGTCCCTTTGTTTTTGAACTCTGTCATCATATTGTGTCATTTTTTACCTCTCTCAAATAACTTGTTTGCTTGTCTTTGAAAAGACTTTTCTACTTGTTTATCAAACCATTTATAAAACCATTGTCTGAGTTTACCCATCTTTGAATTTACACTCCGACATAATCTCAGTCATACATGCAACGAAATTGATTTCTGAATCCATTGCAAAAGCTGACTTGTATTGATAGTCTGCAATAAACAAAACTGCAGCTGGTATTGAACTTGGTTCCAATCTAGACTCAAGTGCATTGAACACCTTTCTATATAGAGTATTGAAGTCGTTATCAGAATTTTGTCCAACCCATTTTCTCATTCCACCCCAGTTTTTATTTGCCAACATGTCAATCAATGGTGTAAGTTTTTCTTCTGAAAGTGTAGATAATAATCCACTATCAATTACACCACTTGCACCATATCTTTGAACCTCATTGATACACCTTCTGAAGTCGGGAAAGAATTTGATAACTAATTCAACTAGAACCTTTTGGTCATACTTGATACTTTCGTTATCACAAATCTCCATAAGTCTTGCAAGAAATACTGAAGCAAGTCTTTGTTTTTCATCGGGTGTCATTGAGAAATCAATAACAGTTGTTCTTGAATGTAGAGGTGGTATGATTCTATTCTTGTAGTTACAAGTAAAAATGAATCTACAGTTACTTGAGAACTCCTCTATGAAGTTTCTCAAAGCTGGTTGAACTGAGTCTGCAGAAATATAATCTGCCTCGTCCAGTATAACAACCTTGGGTGCATTCGACAATGATACAGTCGAAGCAAAGTTTTTGATTTTTGTTCTTAGGGTATCAATCAATCTACCTTCGTCTGACCCATTGATTACAATAAAGTCTGCACCAAGTTCATTACATAATGCTTTTGCAATTGTTGTTTTACCAACACCAGCAGAACCACATAACATGAGATTAGGAATCTCACCTTGTTTAACGAACTCTTCGAAAGTTGATTTGATTGAAGCAGGTAGTATCGTGTCCTCAATTGTTTGAGGACGATACTTTTCTACAAATAGAAATTCATTCATAAGAGTAAACTCCCCGCCGAGTCTACAGTGTTATTCACCCTTGAAGATTGATGAGATTGAATAACTCCCGTATGCATTGTAGAGACTGGCACAATACTTACACTAATATATAGGTTAGGCATTGTATTTTGAATCTGGCTCTAATGCAATAAAATACTCCAAGTCAACATCTTTGTTGTTGAAGTGTGAAATACCTTTACTTGATACAGAAACCTCATAATTTCCGTCAAGGACTTTCAAGTTTTCAATCTTGAAATTCATTGTATAAGATACTCCATTTCCTTCACCCACGATTCTTGAGAATGTGTTTGAAGTTGTATTCTTCTTATCAGTTACTTCTAACTTGATAGTTGTTCCGTCACTCGATAGAATCAAGTCATTAACACCTAGAACACTTGCAGCTTTCTGTAGCTCACTTAGTAGTGTTGAAGATATATCAATTACAATCTCTGCGTCAGGCATTGTAATCATTTTATCGGGTGCAGTAACCATACCTTCACTTGCATAGAAGTATGCAAGACTTGAGTTGTTATCTGCAACAGTCAAACTTGAATCACCGAATTGAAAGTCGGGGTCGTCTAGTAAACTAGTTGCACCCAAAAACTCAGGCAAGTTATAGATACTAAAATCTTGAGGGAACGATTCATCTACCGTTGCCACTGCAAGAATATTTTTCATTTGGGAAATGGTTTCCAATTTGTTACCACTCTTAACTCTAATCCCCGAGTTAATAGTTGAGAAATTTTTGAAGATATTCCTCGTATCATTACTAATTTTCATCACTTGTTAGCCTCCTTTACATGCGTATCGTGATTATATAAAGCAAGGAATCCATAGTGAATGACTTTTAATATGTCTGCACGATTGTATCCGTCCTTCTTACCATACCTTTGGGCATACTTAAGAATGTTACCAATACAGAATCCCTCTCCGTGACCACCGTCCATGATAAATTCAGTTGCCTGAAACTTATCTTTGGAATAATGTTGGTCGTAAGTCTTGTCTACATATTGAGAAAACTCTTTTAAAAGAGCTTTCTCATTGTATTTGTAGTCAATCTTTTTATTAAACATTGTCTTCATTATACTCTGAAGTTTCTGTTTCGTCAACTGGGTTTTCCTCATTGAGGTCAATCCCAGCATCGATTTTTGAGTAGAGGTCAAGAATAGAGTTTCTTGTCTCTTCGTCAAATCTTGAAATGCACATTTCAATAGACTTGAGTCTATCTTTGAACATTCTGAAAGCATTCACAATGTGAACCAGTCTTCTAGTAGTAACAACATCATCGATACCACCTTCGTAGTATGTTTTTCTGATTATGTCAGCCCAGTCGACAAGTTTATCAGTGAACTCGGAATCAACCTCACCAGTCAATCCCATTTCTTTCTCAAGAATTTTCTTCTCAGTTTTCACTGGTGGATATTCTTGTTGCATTGTGATTGCAAATCTTTCCAACATGGCTTCGTTCATGATTTGAGTTCCAATGAACTTTCCATCTTCGGAACCTTGTCCTTTAGTATTTGCAGTTGCAAGAATCGTGAACCCAGCTTTTGGAGTCACCCACTCACCAGTTTTCTTGATTAGGTAACCTTTACCTTCAAGAACTGATTGTAAACACATTAACTTGTTAGAACCCAAGTCAACTTCGTCAAGAAGAAGGACTGACCCTTTTCTCATTGCTTTGACAACAGGGCCTTCTCTGAAGACAATGTTACCATTGACCAAAGTATGACCACCCATTAGGTCGTCCTCATCAGTCTCAATAGTAATGTTGACTCTGTAAAGTTCTCTCTTCAATTGAGCACAAATTTGTTCAACCATTAAGGTTTTACCATTACCACTCAAACCAGTAATGAATACTGGGAAGAATATTTTAGACTTGATTATGTTCTTGACATCTTTGAAATGTCCAAAAGGAACATAGTTTGACATTTTCTCGGGAATGATTTTGACATTGTCGTCAAGAACATTCACGGACTCAGTTGCAGCTGCAACAGGCATGTTATTTGGAACTGCCCTGGCAGGAACTGCCACTGGTTGTGGTGCAACTGGAGTCTCACCACCGTGAGAATATCCACCGTTGTATCCACTGATTACAGCTTCAAGGTTGAAGAGAACAGACCCATCGGGTTGTTTCTCTTTGAAAGGGAACCTAGAGGATTTCACCCAGTAAGGGAGATAACCATTGGTTGCCTCTTTTATCTCACCCCTCGTAAAAGAGGTTTGATTAGGATAAGCACCGACCAGTGCATCAATCACTTCGGTCTTATCGGGAGTAAGGGGAAAATCCTTACCATTTACAATTATTGATTTCTTCATACAGTCTCCTTTTTCATCAATCTATACATCTATGCTATCAAAAAGCTGGGGTCATTGTCAAGGCCAAAAAATAAATTTCTGTCTTTGAACGGGACTTTACACTTTGGATAATCCTTTAAAAGGTCTTCACCTTTTACAAATCTCACTTTCACTTTAGGGAAGTCTATAATATCACATGCAATATATGTAATTGTTTTTGCATGGGCATGAGCGAGGTCTTCATCTAAACTTCTACCTTTTCCTATCATATTCGAAGGTGCAAAATTTAAACCACCCTTAGTGAAACATTTTTGGTCATACAAATTTCCTTCAGTGTCAACATGGTCATGTCCTCTTCCGTCCACAAAAGTTAAATGTGGATACCAAACACAAAGTTGTCTCTCAAGAAAATGAGAAGCAAGTCTCCCGTCTTTTAAGATTTCATGTATGTCCTCTTCATTGAGGTCACCAAAAGATATGTTTTTTATTTCGTAATAATCTGTCATTTTATTGGTTCTAATCTTTGTCCCATTTTCTTGACACATTTGATTTCACCTTTTGCACTTTTCTCAGTTAGGTATTTCTCACCATTGTTTACCCATGTTCTGAATGCAAAACATTCAACCTTTTCTTCTTTACATTCATTGTATCTCTCACAATTGTGGAAGACACAAGGACTTGGCCCAACTTCCATAACTGCATCTGCAAACTTAGAAAAGTCTTGCTGAACTGGAATGTAATAAGCTGGGTCTACTCTTAACGGTTCTCTCATTATGCTATCTCCTTAATAAATTCATTAGTCAAAAATCTAGAAGTCGTTTTAGACTTTTGGTTCTTTTTGAAAGCTGACATGATTCTTGATTTCTTTGCATCAACCAATTCGTCATCAAGTTCATCACTTCCTTCAACTCCAATCTTTGAAGCAGCTGCAACAAACAATTTGTTGTATCCGTGAGCTTCAATGACACAACCACCGTTTCTTGCGTCCTTCCAGTTTTGGTCATACCATGTAGTGTTGTAGTATGAGTCATCGACAAGTTGGAACAACTGAGTTGCATCTGCTTTCTTACTGCAGATAAAGTATCCAGTGATTGTAGTATTTGTTTCTTTACCTAACCAGTGTAGAAGGTTCTGAGTAACTTTGAAATCCATACTACCCCAGTCACTACTAGTTTCTTGTAGAGGGTAAACTTTTCTAGAGTAAGGGTCAATCATTTCTCTAATTCTTTTGACTCTCCAGCCGTCTGAATCACCCAGCTGTTCCTTCTCTGCTTCTCTCTCGTCATTGTCTTTCTTCAAGCACTCAGCACTATGTGAGTATCCATCAGTGATTACTGTTAGGATTGATTTCTCAATTGAATACTTCTTAATGAAATCTCTCAAGTGAGTTCTCATTCCAACAATACTTGCATCAAGTGGTGTTCCACCCAAGTTGTATCTGTTTGGAATCACATCACTAGGAACTGAAGTCCAGCCGTCCTCTTTGTAGATTGGGTCTTGACAACCTTTGAACCAGTCGTCATATCTTTGAACTTTCTTTTCCCAACCTCTTCCCCAAGTGTTTAGGTATTGAGTATAGAAGTGGTTGTAGAAAGCACAAACATTGACTAACATTGCTTTGTAATCTTTTGAACTCATCTCGTTAGAGAAAATCTCAATCATTTTACTAGTATCAGAATCCCAGTCATAATCGTTTCTAGCTGTGATTCTATCTGAGAACAAGTAAACTCTATGTGGAATGTTTACTTTTCTGCAGAACATTGTAAGAATGATTGTTTGTTCTAGAATGTCTTGAACCTCATTACAGATTGAACCACTCCAGTCAACAAGAATGTTGACACCATGATTCTGTCCGTCAGGCATAAGAGTTGTTCTTTTGAAAACATCGTCAACAATCTGATACTTTGCAAGTCTGTTCATATCAAGTTTACCAGTCTTACCAGTAAATGCATGGACAGCTCTTTGTGCAGTTTGTCTCATTTCAAATTCTTTTGCCATGTGCATGACAATTGATTTGTTTTTTCTTTCAAGTTTTCTTGCAGTATGTCTTGCTCTGTTTACAGTAGATACTTTGTAGTCATTGTCATATGAATCTTCTTCAGTATTGTTGTAATACTTGTCCATATCTTTCATGACATCTTTGTAAGAGTAAACCATGTCTTTGAAGTAACCATTCTTTTTGAACTTCTTAGTTAGGTCAATCTGATACTTAATGAAGTTCTCATCTGAAATGAATTGTTCTTCATTGTTATGTGCATTGTGTTCAGTGATTGATTCTCTTGCACCGTCTTCGTCATCGAACTGGTCGGGAGTAGCACCACCACCTTTACCAGCAACAGAACCAGTAGGTTTGTTATCGTCTGCTTCTTCTTCAGTTTCTTCTTCACCAGTTGACTTAGCTTCCTCTTCACCGTCTTCTTCAGACTCTACCTCGGGAAGTGAATCTTCTTCTTGTTCTTCTTCGTTGTCTTCGTAAGACTCACCCCAAGACTCATCTGAATCTTCGAAGTCTTCGTCTTCGTCCTCGTCTTCTTCTTCGTCACCAACATCAAACATTTGAGGAACTAACTGCTCGTCAACCTCAGTTCTTGTTTCGTTTTCTTTTGACCACTCATAGATTGCAGTTGCACATTCTTCAACCTCTTCCCAAGTCTCACACTTCATTGCCCAGTCAAGGAAGAATTGTTCTTCTTTAGTAAGAGTAATAGAAACTCTAGAACCACATTTAGTAATCAAGTTGATTTTGTCAATCAATGAACATTCTTTAGTAAGGTCTCTACCTTTGACACCAAAGAAATCCATATCCATAAGTTCATTGTATGCAGTGTAGAAAGATTTTCTAAGGCCTGGATATTTGTTCTTGATAATTCTCTCAATCCTTACATCTTCTACAACATTAAGATATCCTTTTAGAGTTCTGTTTTTAGTCACTGCAGAATGCACACCTTCATATGGTGTATGCAATGCATGAGAAACCTCATGACCCATAAACAAGTCATAAAGTTCGGGGGAAATGTCGTCCTTAAGAATAGGGCAACATAGTAATCTATTCTTCAAATCGAAGTATGCAGTAGGAACCTTTCTATGAACAACAGTAAGATTCTCTGTTGCCATTAGTTTTGCAAGGTTGTCTTTTTGGTTTGTTAATCTCTCATTCATAAGTATATGCTAACAGAAAGCTGGGGTCATTGTCAAGGCTTGATTAGCCGTGTATTGACGGGGCTTGTAGAGCATCGTCAAACATTAATTTAATTAAAACATCAATATGGTCGTCATCGTCTTTAGAATAAACGACTTTTTCTTGACCGTAATCAGAAGCGATTTTATCGATTACACCCCATACACCTTTATCGGCATAGAGGTCATATACATCATTTGCAATATTGTCTGCAATGATATCATTTGAAATGTGACTCATAATTCCTCCTTTTTCACAATATAGTATCATCATACTATAAAGCGGGAGGCATAGTCAAGGCTTACTTTTTAGTAATTTTTAAGAGGTGTTGTCTCCATTCGTGTTTACTTCTATGCGTTGCATGATAATTATTACGAATGACATCATAGGTGGGAGTTATCAATTCTTTTTTGACTGAGTATTCGTTGTGGTCTAAATTTTCTATTGGTCGTTGTGTTGCAGATTTGTTTATATCGTTGGTGAACCAAAATGATAATGTATGTCTTGAACACCTTCTCACTGGAAACACTCCATGTTGGTGATAGATACCTTGAAATAATAATGCATCTCCTGTTACCCTTTCTCTAAACATAGGATTACCAGCAGATTGCCAACCCATAGGATAATAATCAGTTGGTGGGAAATATGTTTCTCCACCCCCGTGGTCGTCATTTAGGTATACTATACAAGTCCATTCTCTAGAAGAACCTCTCAATCCTTTTTCAATCTTAACATCGTAATCGGGGTCTTCGTCTTTTTCTGTATCTGAATAAGTATCGAGGTGTGGTGTTTGAACTCCACCAACAGGCCACTCGTTGATTGCAGACATTTCAGTATAATATACTGTATCTGTTGCTTTATAAATTTCGGATATGCAATGATTTTCTACTTTTTGAAATAATTTACGAATACTTTCATTTAGGATATTCATTCTACGAATACCCCAGTAGTCTGACCCGTCTCCTAATCTACGCAGATGCTTGTGACTTTGGTGCCACCGAATCAGTGTCTTGCACTCCTCCTTCGTCAGAACTGGAATCAGTTTGTGATTCCACACTTTGTTGTTCTTGGAGGTATCTAGCAATTGCCATTCTTCTTTCATAATCTAATCTCTTTTTCATTTCTTTTGGTCTAGCTTTTAATGCTCTTTCAATCTTAAGTCTAGACGCTCTTTGAAGAAATATAATTCCGTTTAGGTGGTCAATCTCATGTTGGACACACCTAGAACCAATACCGTCTAATTGTAATGTCTTTCTTTCTCCTTCTGCATCAGTGTAATCAAATTCTATCACCTTTGCTCTTTTTATCATTAAGTATATATCGGGAAAAGAAAGGCACCCTTCTTTCATCATTTCAGTCTCTTTTGATAGTTTTGTAATCTCGGGATTAAAGAATGCTTTGGTTCCACTATCTGCAGTCTTCATTACAAAAACTCTGTAATCTAATCCTAACTGATTTGCAGATAATCCTATACCACCAAACCTATCCATTGCCTCTGCAAGGTTCTTTTCTATTTGTATAGGGTCTTCGGGTGGATTTTCAAAGTCAAACTCTGAAGTTGGATTTCTTAATACTTTACTTGCTTCTTCTACTAACTCATACATTACAAACTCACCTCAACTGGAATATTTTTTACATCTGATATTTCAACACCAAAGAAAGCCATGACTGCTTCAAACATTCTTTTACCCATGTTTACAATCTTACTTAATGCTTTCTTTATATTTTTCATTACATTTTGAATGACCTTTTGGAATTTCTTCCATGTTTGTTGACCTATAGATTTTGCCCAATTACCTGCTCTCTTAATCATATCAAAGGCACCTTCTTCTAAGAAGTCTTCGGTTAATAGGGTTTCATATCCGTCTAGTGTTTGTAATTCGTTTAGAACCATGTCTTTCATTGTGTCTATACCATAGTTCTCTTTGAGTCCTATTCTCATTGTAGAGTATGCTGGAGAGTCTCCACCACCTTTTTTGAATGCAATGTAAGGGTTTATCTTACTTGCATAGTCTTTGATTATTTTATCATTGATAGAAGTGATAGGTTCTACTACAACCTTTTGACTACCAATATCAAATTTACCTAATAAATTTGCAGCTGCTGGGCCTTCACTAAATTTTACATTACCCGTTGAAGCTTCAAGGACAACATTCAGTGAGAATAGTTCATTTACTTTTGAATTATTATTTAGGTATGAAGATAAAACTTCTGATAGTTCTCTATTATCTTTATCTTTCTTTTGGAAATCTAAAATTGCTTCGTCTGATTCACCGTCTTTAACTCTCTTATTAAGAGAAGTAACAGTTTCAGTTGTAATCAACTTATCCATTTTCTCTTCCATTTGAGATATCAAACCCTTTGCAAAGTTTTTGTTTTCACCCATTTTAGAAAGTGCAGCTCTTACCGTTGCAATAGATTCTCCTTTTGCACCCGACATTAATTGTGAACCACCAGCTTTCTTAAGTGAAATCTTTTCTTTAAATTTAGAACCAGCAATATCTGTTTTAGGTGTAGTATTACTTGCACCACTATCTTTATAAATTTTTGATATTGCATTTGGAATACCACCTTTACCAGTGGATACTAATTCATTCTCTCTTAGTTTCTTATTAAAGTTTTCTGCAATACCTTTTGCAATATCTAGATATAATGGAAATGATTCTGCAGTCTTTACAACATCTGAATCTGTTTTTGCACCATTTAATTTGTTGTATTCATATATGATAAGTTCTTCCCATTGAGCTCCACTTGGTTTACCACCACCTTCTTTTACATGATTGAAGTATGCAGATTTATATCCTGCTGAACCTTTGACATAGAATGTCTTACCGTTTGACTCTAGATATTTTTCGTTTGTTCCTTCTTCGTCACCAATGAAAATGAATTTTTTAGTAGGAACTACTGCAGTAAATATATCACCGTGTTTGAATCCTTCTTTATCCATTTCTTTAATTCCACCTTTATACATAAACTTATGACCAATAACATAGTCGGGTTTAAGTATAGAAGCCTCTGCAAGGTTTAATTTAATATCCTTGGTTGGGTCTTGGAATTGTGAAAAAGTTTTCATAATACTATTTATCTATTCTGCGATACGACTGAAGTTTTTATATTTTTCAAATCGTATTACATTCTCAAATTTGTCATATAAGATATCACCTTTGTGAGATATAACGAATGCATTTGTATTTTCTGTAAGTGTGTTCAACATTTTCATGAACTCGTCTGTTCCAGCAGCGTCCAATGAAGAATCAAATACTTCGTCTAAAATCAATAGATTAGTGTTCACTGAGTTCTTCATTCTTGCAACTGCTCTCCATGTGAATAGTAGTGCAAGGTCAATTCTCATTTTCTCACCTTGAGAGAAGTTCTCATATTTGAATACATCTCTAAATCTAGATTTGATTGTTTCGTCAAACGATTCGTCCAGTTCAAATCCTACATAAAATTCTAATTGTGCAAGATACTTATTAATAAGCTTATTCATAATAGGAACATACTGTTTAATAATCTTTTCTTTTACACCTTGGTCTCTTAATAGAAGAGTTGCAATTTCTAGATAATGACCATGTTCAGATAAGAACTCCTTCTTTCCTTGAAGGATATCTAAATCGTCTTCTGCCTTTGTTACCTCGTCATGTGTATCAGAATTACCTTCTACTTCTTGTTTAAGGTCTTCAATCTCACCTTGTAGTTTGTTAACATATTTTTGATTAGATACAATTTCAGTTTGTAATAAACCAACCTCTCTTTGTATCTCGTCTATTTCTGCTTGGACATCGTTGATTCGTTGGATTTCGTCATTGAGTTCTTGGACTTGTTTGTCAAGAGTTGACACCGCCTCCTTGATTTCTGAGACCTTATCCTGCTTTTCCTTAATGCATTTCTCTTTGTGTTCACCAGTTAAATCCTGTTTACATGTGGGACAGTTGTCGTGGTTTTCGTAGAATTCAATATCTGCAATTGCTTTCTTTCTAGCTGTTGCGAGTGATTTCTCCACTTCAATCGTTTGTTGCAATCTAGTTTCCGTAGTATTTTTATCCGAGATACTGGATTTTTTCTCCACCACATTTTGCGTCTTTTCATCAACTTCTCCTAATAGTTTGGTAATATTACCTTGGGTTTGCTCTATCGTTGATTCGAATTTAGAGATTTTTTCTTCTCTATTTTCACGGAGTGCATTAAGTTGACTATTCAAACCATTGATTCTTTCTTCAAGAATTGCAATTTCATGTTGATTCTCTTTTGTATCTAATGCATGATTAGATTTTCTTTTCCTCAACAATTGCATCATAGTTGTAAATATGGTTATATCCAAAAGGTCTTCTACTAACTTTCTTCTATCTTTTGCTCTTAACTGCATGAAAGGAGTAAAGTTTGCAGAACCTAGGATTGCCACTTGAGTAAAAGAACGATAACTCATTTTGAGTATGTTCGATTCTAAGTGGTCTTGATAGTCACGGACACTGGCGTCTTGGTTAACCATAATACCATTACACCATAGTTCAAACTTATTAGGTTTGGTTCCACGAACTACTTTGTATTCTTTTTTACCGATTGTGAAATCTAATTCAACTAGTAAATCTTTTTGATTGATTGAGTTTACGAGAAGGTCTTTCTTTAGATTACGAAAGCCTTTTCCATACAATGCATAACATAATGCATCTAATAAAGTAGACTTACCAGCACCATTCTCTCCAAGGATTAATGTTGTTTGGTGGGTGTCTAGTTTTATTGTGGTAAATCTATTTCCCGAAGATAACAAATTTTTGTATCTTACTTCTGTAAATTTTATCATAAAAATGTATGTTCATCTAATGCTTCATTATACAATGAAGTCATTAAATCTGTAAGGTGCTTTTTCTTTCCTTGAATTTCCATTCCCTCAACATACTTGTTGAGTATTGTTAATGTATCTTCGACATTCTCTACATCAGCGTCGTCCATTAAATCCATATGTTTATGGTCATCAACTACATTTAAATGCAATGGACTTGCATTATGAATCTTATCTAAGAATGAATCAAACCAATATGGATTGTCTTTATTGACTACGATTACTTTTGTAAATTTTCCAGTAACATTACTATAGTCTTTATTACTAATGGTCTCAAAAGTTTCTTTTGTATCGTCATAGAATACTTTTTCAAATATAGTCAATGGATTTGGAACTGGTAACATTTCTCTAGTTTCTGTATCAAAGATATGGAAGTATTTGTTGTCTCCATAATCTGACCAAGTAAACTGCATTTGTGAACCAAGATAAACTATATTTGCAAACTCAGACCTTTGGTGGAAATGACCACTATAAACTTTTTCATATCGTTTTACATAAGAATGGTCTAGTCCGTGTTGACATGTCATGCCTGGCATCATTAAAGCTCCTTCGAACTCAAAATGACCCATACAGATAGGTGCATTTGCAGAAGTTAAGAACTCAACTGAATCTGCATAATTTTCTGAATTAATCCATGGAACTAATGCAATGTCGAGGCCGTCGAAATTTTTTACTTCGGGTTCTGTTATTACATTAATTGCTTCGTCACCAAACAACAACAACTCGGGTGAGTTTACATCATTAGTATTCTTATAGTAAGTATCATGGTTACCTATAATTAAGTCCATGGTCATACCATTCTCTAATAATGGTTCAATGAAATGCTCTCTATTCAATTTGAGTGAAGAGAAGTTTACATATTTCCTACGGTCAAAGTAATCACCCAAGTGGAGAATATGTGTTATACCATTCTCTTTTAGATATGGGAAGAATACTTCGTTATAGAATCGTCCTTGGTATTTTGCCATTTCAAGCATATCACCTCGGACACCTGCGTGTGTGTCGTTAAGTATTGCTATTTTCATTCAGTAAATTTTTCTAGATTGGTTGCCTTTTTCACCTTTTTAGTTCTTTTTGATTTTCTCGGTTCATATTCAACCCGATTCATATTCTCTTGCATCCATTCTACATTTGTATTGGTAAGAGTTGGGTCGTGTTCACCGTCTATGGTTGTGTATGCGTCCATTGTAATATTAGCTTCCTCTATAGACTTCTGTTTAATGAAGACTTGTTTCTTCTCCTTTTGTATTCTTCTGAGGAATGCATAATAGCATATCTGAGTAATATATGCAAACGCATTGTTTGATTTTTCTTGATTGAAGTTACCGATATATTGGATACAGTTTTCAATTGCATCACAAATCATTTCGTCTCGGTAAGTATAATTTATAAAGTTAGGACGAGTGGATAGTCGGGTTGCAATCTTATAGATACACTCACCGATATATTCAGTCATTCTAGGTGGGACTTCTCCCTTTGATTCTGCAAGTTTACACGCTGTGTTAAACTCGGAGACTGCTGCTGTGAACTCTTTGTTATTTACATAGTGTTCATTTTGTTTTTTCGTAGTCATGTATACATTATACCTGAAAAACCCTGTATTGTAAGGGGGTTTTTAGTATTTATTTAATTTGATTTTTTTAGCAAAACCCTATAGACATATGGGAAATCTATGATAAAATGAATATGTTCCCGAGGGGAATTAGCTATTAAGAGATATTTCTATTCTTCTTTCGATTGCACGGGACATTCTATCCATATCTCCTACCGATATGTAGAACATACATAAGCTTATCATTCCACCCATTATATAGTGCTTCATACGAGACTGAATAGGAGGACGATTCCTATCTCCCAAGGTATAAGTATTGCAGCGTAAATGAGATATTTGTTTATATTCATGAGAAGATACTCTGATTGAGGGCCATGACTGCAAACATGAGTCCTAACATAGTAACCTGAACTAATGTGGCAATTGCGACGATATTAAGTTGACGGTCTCCCCATGGTTTTAATTCTGTTTCATACCATTCTTCAGCTTCTTCGGGGGTTGCGTCTGCTGGTTTGTTTAGATTTAATGACAATTGAGTTTCATATCCTGACATTACATCTGCAGCGTCATCAACTGCAGAAGGTAAATCTCGTTTCCAAACTGGGTCATATTTCATAAGTATACACTTCCTATCATATATCCACAAAGGAAAAATGCAATTGACCAGCCTGGAAATTCTTTACAGAACTCGATTATTCTTTCGAAGTATTCAATCATATGGAAGGACTTACCCCCATAATTGAAAGCAAAAAGATAGAACAGAGCGTAAATAACTCTAAATGGTCTTTAAGTTGTTCTATCTTTTTTTGTGACATATCTTTCTATATGCCACAACAATCTCAATACCCTGCTGACGCAAGGAACATGATTCCCAAGGGAAGTAATATCGGAAGAGTCAATAGTGTTAGAAATTCTATTCCTTCGATAGCCTTTGATGTAATCTCCAAGTCTCTAATGTATTCGAGTTCAGACACCATGCTCTTCACAGCTCTTAAAACTGTTGTGGTCATGGTTTTTTTCCTAAATTAATTATAAACACACTGAATAATATGATATAACTCAAAATTATTCGTTAGTATATATATGAATTGAAAGTCTAAGAAATATATTTCTAATGAATTTTTTTCGGGTCGGTAGGTTTTTGTGCAAAGGTAAATTCGTCTTCTAATTCCCACCCTTCTTCTTCGAGTCGTTCTAACATTCTTTCTTCTTTTTCAGTGATTGGCCCACCAGTAGATTCCATGAGTTCGTCTATCACTCTTTGAATGTATTCTCTATGAACTTTATCTCCACTCTTTGATAAAGGTATATTACCACCTTCAACCATGTTAAACCATTTTGAACTTGCTTCGTCATACAATCCTACAAATTGATTGTTCATATTATTTCTATGTGCAATCAAATCATAAGGTATAACAACAGTTGGGTCTGAGGACAAGGGAGCGTATGGATAAAAAGTTGCAAGGGTTGTAGTTTTATCGGGAACAACTTGTAATGAACACATCATAGGTAAGGTTACCTCTACACCTTTGTCGGTGTCTCTAACCATGCCTACGATTTCTGCGCCAGTTCTAAGTTTTAGAACTTCGTATCTTTGTGGAATAAGGTCTTTAGGTGTTGTCATTTAAATCAAATTGTAAAATTTCGTAAGGAAATTTCTCCTCGTTGTAAATATTTATACGGTCTTTAAGGTGACCAAGTGTATAATTATCACATTGTAGGTCGTCTGCTATATCAAACAAACGCATTGATTCTTTACCTTCTACCTTTCTTAAACCTCTTCCTATCGATTGTAGGTTTCTGATTCTTGATTTACTAGGACTTGCAAATACGATATTATCTATTCTTTTTATATTAACACCAGTAGAGAATGTTCCATAAGATGCAAGTATGGTATCGTTCTCTGCCTTCTCTACTATCTCTCTAACAGCTTCTCTGTCTTCCGTGTCTGTTCCACCATATACATAGTGTAAGTTTTCACCCAGTCTCTTAAACATTTTCTCATGTAGAAGAACTCCATGTTTTTCGACATATTGGAATAATACGAGTGTATTTCCCGATAAACTATACACAAGATTACAGATAAATTCGTTTCTTGCCTCATTAGAAACAAGGTAATCCATTTCTTCTTGGTATGTTAATTTCTTCTGTTTAGTATGACGAAGTATGACACATTGTATATCTAATTTTGCAATAGTTCCTTCGTCCATGAGTTGGTATGACGATATTACTTTCTTTACAGGCCCGAATAGACCTTCTAATTGTAATCTATGACACTCTGACCCGTCTAATGTTCCTGTAGTTCCTATACGAACTGCAGTCTTTCTCATTTTCTCTAGTATACCTTTTAACACATTTGCTTTAAATAAATGTGCTTCGTCTCCTACTACTACTTCGAAACTTTCCAAGACTTCTTTAGGAGCCTTACTAAATGACTGCCATGTAGTGATTGTGATGTCCGAATCAAATACAGGCTGACCCGAATAAATCTTACAAATCTTTTCATCATATCCATACTCCTCAAAGTCTTTTGCCATTTGCTCTACCAATGAAGTAGTAGGGACAATGATAACAGTTTTCTTATTATAATACCTTGTAAGCATATATATAATCAACGACTTTCCACTTGCAGTAGGTGAAAGTAATAGTTGTCTACCATATTGAACTGCAGTTCTGAATGCGTCTAATTGGTAATCTCTTGGTTCAAAAGGAAGTCCTAAATGTTTAATAAAGTCCTCATCGGCTTGTCTTGTTTTTTCACCGAGGATATCCCCTATACCTTTTATTTCATACCCTCTCTCCCTACAGAACTCGTCTACATAAGGAAGGAGACCGATATAAATCTTATTTGTTTTTATGCTGAAGAGTCTGACCTTCCCGTCCCAATACCTATTCTTTACGGAAGGCATAAACTTTGCATTTGGAACGGTGAACGAGAAGAAGTCGAAGAGGTCTCTAGCTAGACCGTCATCACATTCTACTTTCATGAAGACTTCGTCAATCTTCTTTAGGTTTATTTCAGAGGCCATCCTGTATTCCATACTACCAAGGATTTTCTGACTCCTCTTGTTACGGGTGTAACTTGGTGGTGTAACCATGAAGGGAAAACTAATAGTGAACCTAATTCCTTTCCACTAAATGGTGCAGTTTGAACTAACTTATCATAGGGTAAATTCTTTTGATTGAACTTCAAAGTATCGAATACTTCTGTTGATTCAATCCATTGAAAATGTCCACCTTCATAATCTTCGGGTGGAGATAGTTGTATAGAAGCTGATAACTTTCTAGTCATACCACTTGGATATAAATCTGCACTAGAATCTGTATGCCATGTGTAGAAGTCTCCAGTAGGTAATTCGGGTTGGTGTTCATATATGGTATACTGCCATGTTTCCATAAACTCTAATTCATAATTCCAACCAGCTTGTTGGTTTGCAGACATCATACCGTCTTGAATTTTTTGTTTTAATTTTGGGTCAAATCTAGGGTCTGAATGGTCTAACCAACGATTGGTTGATTGTCTAATACTATTATCAATTGCACCACCATCGTCTCCACTTCTTGCTCTTTCACCGTCTGCGTCAAAATCATTATTACCAATTTTTGCTGTAATGATTTCTAAATTTTGTGCATATCCATGTATATAATCTACTTCTTGAGGTGTCAAGAAATTAGGAATTACATAACAATAAGTTTTATATAACATTAAGAACCCGCCATAAACTTTCTCCAATCAATTGTGTTCTTAATTGTTTGGTGTCTCCAAGTGATATTAGTCATACACTCTTTGAGAAAGTTAATCTTTATATTTGCATACTCTAAGTTTGCATTTAGTTTCTGTAAATCTGTATCTGCATTGAAGAATACTTGCATATCATTCTTCATAATTTTAAGACCGTCAAAGGGGTCGTCATTCCACCCTAGTTCTTTGATTCTTGCTTCGTCCATTTTACCATTGAACCATAACCATTTATCTTTCAATAATGTATTATATTGAAACTGTATATTCTTTTGTTGGATAATAGCGTCTGTTAAATACTCTGAGTATTTTGCATGGAGTTTAGGGATTTCTAGGGAAGATTTATCCAGTTCGATATCGTCTATCTCACAATCGGATTTCCATTCAGCTTTCAATTCGTCAATATTCATAATAATATTATATCACAAAAGTGTGATATTAACTAGTGGATTCTATATCGTAATATGTAAATCTAAATTCAACTGTTGCAATAACGGTCTCACCGTCTGCACCTGATTCTAATTCTATCCCACTCAATGAGATTGGGAATGCGTCATGGAATCTGAAGAATTTATTTGGTATGTTTTTGTTTGTATTAGTAACTAAAGTGATATCTGAATATTGATTCATGTCATTATCTATTGCACTTAGTGTTCCTGTTTCAGTCTTTGCAGATGCAACATAGTTTGCAAAGTCTTTAGGGTCTGATACTGGAACAATAGAATCCATCCAATCAAATATCTCTTTAAAGTTTTGTAAATCTTCGTCTACTAGGAAGGATACAGATAAGGTTTCAAATTGTATTTTGTCGCCTGGGAAGAATGCATCTAAACCAATACCCGCTGCAAGAACTGTCTCCGTGAATGTAAGGCCAGGGATATTTACAGACTTAACAAAAAATTCCACATTTGGAACTTTGTCAATCAGTAGTCTGAAATTATTCTTACTGAGTAATGATTTGTTTATACTAGTTGTCAAGTTTTATAATCCTCTTTGTTTTGACTGTATCATGATAATCACCGTCACGATAGTCTCTGTTTACAGTTTGTTCACATAGATAACCGTCTTGAATGTAAGTAGTGATAATCTTTCTAGACATAACATTCGTGGATTCCTCACCGTTTGAAAATGCATGATTTACAAATGGCCCTTCTAACATAGTAATATTCTTTCTGTATTCTTCCATAGTAGTATTTATGTTATTTCTCGTTTACAAATTCATTAAGTTGTCTTGCAACTGAAATAACTTCTTCCGTAGACACAAACTGGTCACCATAAGGTTTTCTATCGTTTGGGAAGTTATTGTTGTGTTCAACAACTGCTTCATTGTTACGATAGATATTACCTTCCAGTAATCCTTGTGCTTGATTTAGTAGTTCGGCTCTGATTTCGAACCCTGATTTTCCGTTTGACATATTTTTCTCCTGTGTGTTTTGCATGTGTGTGTTTAAAGTAGGTCGGGGGTATCTGACATGCCAGACCCCCCTTGCCTTTCGACTATTAGTATATAGGTGTCTTAAGCAACCCACTTAGAACCACGGTATACACCCTTGGTCTGTGGCTTTGACTTAGTGACTTCACCGTTGTGACGAACACCACGATATACTAACTTGAGGTCAGCTTTCTTTTTAGTCATTTCCATTCTCTCCGTTTAAAGGTTGAACAAAAATGCGTTCCTTCGGCCCCATGCCTACTTCCGTTCACTGCTACATTTAGAGTGAATGAACGATTGTATTATTTAGACAAAAAAAAACCCCTCGAAAGAGGGGTTTTAATTCGAAATTTAATTCGATTACAGAATGTTGCTTACTGCAAATTTTCTGTAGTATTGGTTAGTTCCAGCACTTGCTAAACCGTCTGAAGGTGTTGAACCTACGAATGGGTTAGAAACCATACCATATCTAGTTTTGAAACCGATTTTTGGTTGGAAAGTGTTTTCGCCAACTGCTCTCACCATTTGTAGTGGAACATATGGGCAATAGAACATACCTGCGTCATAAGGATTTGAACCTCTGTAACCAACTGTTAAGTAATCAACACCAGCATATGGGTCGATGTATACTTTAACTCTTCCGTTAAGAACACCAGCAAATGTATTGCCTGTGTCATCAACATTTAAGTTAGTTGATAAAGCTGGTGCATAATCTAACACTCCAGCCATTGAAAGTGCTGATGCAACATCAGAAGAACAAAGGATAAAGTTACCTTTACCTCGTCTTGTTTCTTTTGCTATTACATTGCTTTCTCTTTCGATTTGGAACAATAATCCCTTGAATTTTTCTACAGACCATCTACCGTTTGCGTCAACATCTAAGTTAAATGTTCCAGCAGAAGCAGTTGCTGATGCACCTGTTTTTGCTTGTAAGTTAACATTTCTTACAACTTCTCTGTTGATTTCTGCAAGGATTTCTGATGATAGAATATTTGCAAGTTCTGATTCTGCATCAAGACCGTGGATTGCTTTGAGGTCTTGTGCTAATTCTAATGTATACTCTGCTTTTAGTGCTCTTGACTTCGCAGTAACAGTTGCCTTTTCAATTGTGAAAGACATTTCGTTGAAATGGTTACCTGAACCACTTCCGTCACCTAAAGCTTCTGCAGCTGCAGTAGACATTCCTGCTACTGTATCGCCTGCATAAGTCTCTGGGCCTGATGCGTCAAAAGGGTCACCAACTGGGTCTGAGTCTGCAGTGTTATCGATGTCGTCTGAGTTCCCTGCTGAGAATTTTGAACGAGCTTCGTTGTGTAATGCTTCAGATTGGTTTAATCTGTCAGCATTTGCATCGTCTTGATATCTTGCTTTCATAGCAAAGATAAGACCTGTTGGGCCAGTCATTGGTTGAACACCGCAAATGTCGTATGCAACGAGATTTGGCATAGCTCTTCGAACTAGTGATATTAGGATTGGATCCCAGTTACTAATTCCAGTGCCAGTAGAGTTTAAAGGTGCAGCTTCCTCAAGAGTTGCTCTGTCTTCGTTAAGAGCTTTCTCTTGGTTTTCAAGTATAACTGCTGTGACTGCCTTCTTGTAGTTGTCCTCGATTTTTGGTAAATCGGAATGTTCTAGAATAGGCTCCCACTTCTCTTGTAAGTTTTCTGATAAAAACATGAGTTTAGTTTCCTTTAAATTAACCTAATGGTTTTAGTTTAGTTAAAGCCTCTGAATATCTTGCAATTGAAGGGTCTAGGACTTTCTCTTCGTCTGAAGCGAATTCTCCTGTTCCTTCTTCAACTACAGTTTCTTCTGAGACCGTTTCACCGTCAACTTTGAAGTATGCTTCTTTGATTTCTGCAATTTTCTCTTCGAAATCTGCTTCGTCTGTGAAGTCTACTCCTTTTGATAATGAAACTAGCTTTTCTCTTTGTGATTCAGTAAGGTCTTCCCCTGCTGATTTCACAACATTTTCTCTCTTCAATGAACCAAGTTCCTCATTGATATCGATGTTCTTTTGAACTTCGGCATCGAGTTTTTGTTCCATCTCATCGAGACGATTTGCGAGTTCGTCAACAACATTATACTTGTCTTCAGGAACTTCAACATAGTGTTCTACGAACAATGTTTTCAATCCTTCGATAAAGTTTTCAGTCATTTCCGACCTCAAACCCCTTTCTATTGCGAGTTCGTTTTCTTTCGTCCACTCTTCAGCACAGTATGATAGATACTTGTCAACTGCTTCCGATAGGTCACCTTTAACTTTCTCTACTGAGGTTTTTAATTCTTCTGAATATTGAGACTCTAGTTCTTCTTTAATCTCTTCGACTTTAGATGATACTGCAGCCTTAAAGATTGTTTTTGCTTTCTCTGAGTTCTCTTCTGATAATTCTAGTGCTTCTGAAATTTTTGATAGGTCGTCATCTATTTCAATTTCTACTAGTGAAGATTCGAGTTCAGCAGAAGTTTCTTCGTCTACATTCTCTTCAGATGTTTCTTCGTATTTTGCCATGAGTTTTTTCTTCTTCTCATCGTCTTTTTCATATGAACTATCTAGTTCGGAAACGAATTTTTGAACATCTTCTTGAGACATAGCCTTAAGAGATTCTACTACTTTTCTAGCAACTTCTGCTTTAGTCAAGGATTCATCGACCTCTTCGTCCTCTTCAGACAATGAAGAAAGCATTTCTTTGATTGATGCTTTGTCTAGACCTTTCATCTTGTCGACTACTGCCTTGATGTTTTCCATCTTAGAAGTTGTTGCCTCGTCTACTTTAGACTCTTCTTCACCTTCTTTTAATTTCTCTCCTTTCTCAGGAGCAGATGCACCTTTCTTCTGAGGGTCACCTTCGTTTGAAGGAGCCTTCTCATTAGATTTAACTGATGCTACGGCTTTGTCAACAGGATTTTCTTCTGGCTTGACGACTTCACCTTTACCGCCTTCGATTTTCTCGGCGTCTGATGAACCTTGCTTTACTGCAGATTTGTCACCCTGTTCTGCACCGTCATGTGGTTGCTTAACTTCGTCAAGCACCTCTTCGGTGTTTTCAACTTGATTTTCTAAATCTGACATAAATTTCTCCTGTTTATGATTACTTTTTTATTTATATGCTAAAGGCTTTCAACAAACCTTTTCCATAAGTTCAATTTGGTTTCTTCAAGCTTATTCAGTCTTGCAGACTTTAATTCTTTCTGCATTTGTTCGACTTCTACTGCTTTTAAGATACCGTTTTCCATTACCCATTCAACTCCTTCCATGATTCCTTCTACGAAAGCCTCAGGTGCTGAAGGGTCTGCGACTATGTCCCCTGCTGTTGCAAGTTGAAAGTCGTCTTTTACATATTGTGCATTTCCTTTAGATTCTAGTGAACCTAGACCTCTAGAAGAAACACCCAACTTTGCACCGTCATCAATCAAATTTTTAACAATTTGACCGTTTGGTGTTGATAAAATCTTTGCTCTTCCCACATAGTTGTTTCCATCTTCTTCTAATTTCGTGATTAAGTGGGATACTTTGTCTAAATTGATTGTAGGCCCTTCGGGGTGTCCTAACTCTCCGAATGCTCTACTTTTTTCTACGAACTCTTTGTTATACCTTTTTACTTCTTCTTGTATAACTTGTTTAGGGTATATACGACCATTTCTGTTTTTAATTTCAGACTGCATAAAGATACCTTCGATGTAGTAATCTTTCTCACCCTTTTCGTTTTGTTCTACTATTACAGGTTCAATCCCGTAGTCATTAAATTCAGAAATTAATTTCATTTGTTATTTCCTCTATTGATATACCTTCTTCGGACATGTCTTTCAAAATTTGTTTAACATGCTGTATACCAGTTTTCAAAGACTCTTGGTCTTCAAAGGTCTCTTGTATTCCATGTCCGTTCAAGAATACAGTCAACCCTTCTTCACACTCGGTGTAAACTATATTTATAGTTTCTTCACCAGCTTTAAAGAGTTCCCTCTTTACTTCAGTATGTCCCTCGGGAATACTGAACTTCGACTCATGAAGTTCCTGAGCTATATCAGAAAAGGTTTTCACTTCTCTACTTCACCTTCTGAAGTGTTATTATTCATCCAGTTAACACTCTTTTCTACTCTCTTCATGTCAACCACTTCTGCAGCTTTCTGTTTGATACCGTCAAAGATTTCACTCTTTGCTTGTTCTAACTTTCCTGCCTCAATACTATCAACTATTTTATCTGATATTTCACTCATTATTAAAATCCTCCAAAGTCGTCATCGTCTCCACCTTCCTCATCACCACCTTCGTCTTGTATCTGTTGGTCAATGAGTTTGATGTCCTCTTCTGATTGTCTTAGAACATACTTTCTAACATATTCGTTTGAATAGTATTTTCCAACATAATCAGATATTGTTCCAAGAGTATCTAATCTTTCTCTTAGAACCTCTGCATCTTTCAACTCTGTAAAGTGGTTGTCCGTTGCAAAGTCATACTGGATAAAGTCTTTCATTTTGTCAAACTCTTCACCAGTTACGATTTCCTTAAGAACTAATTGTGTCTTAAGAATATCTGTAAAACTTCTTGCAAATTTATTTTGCAATCTATTAGTGAACTTATTAAATTTAAGTTCGTCTCTAGATATCTCTGAAGCACGACCCATGTTAAATCCATTGTCTGCTTCTAATCTAGTTGCAGGCACATTTAGTGACTGATATAACTTCTTCTTGAAGTATTCTATATCGTCAATGTCTGCAAGGTTTTGACCGCCTGGGAGTGTGGTAATCTCTGTTCCTCTACCACCCTCTCTTCTAGGTAACCAAAAGTCCTCAAGCATAGACATGTGTTTTCTATCATCTTTGATTTCACCTGTCTGTGCGTTATAAACAAGTTTATTTCTATACTTGTTCATTACATCTGCAAGATATTGTTCTGCTTTTGCTTTTGGCAAGTTACCAACATCAATATAGAAGATTCTTCTTTCAGGAGCTCTTGAAATCCTATAGATTACAAGTGCATCTTCCATCATTGATAACTGGTTTGCAGTCTTCAATGCCTTGTGCAGATATCCGATAACTACATTCTTACTGTAGTCGAGAAGGCCACTAGTAGTGTATGAGACGGCCTCAGGTGCAATTCTTACGACATTCCCGTCTGTTGCACTAGATTTATCAAATCCTTTGTCATTAAAGACATAGAACTCTTCAATCTTCTCTACTCGTTCTATCTTTGTCTTAGGGTCTTTACCCTTTTCGACATTCCTGACCTTCTTAATTTTAAGTGGGTCAATGTTTCTTAGGTCTACTATACCTAACTTTGGTCGTTTGCTATCAACGACCTTATGGAAGTAAATCCTTCCGTCAACATACCACTTTCTGAAAATTTCATGAGAGTTCTGATTGAACTTCATTATGGATAAGATGTGATTGAACTCGTCATGTATCTTATTTTTGATACTATCAGAGAGTTTCACATCTCTGAGGTCGAGTGTCACTATCTTATCTGAAGTATCAGAAGTGATACACTCATTAACAATATCTTCTATTGCTGAGTCACATTCGGGAACTAATGACACTTCACGGTATCTACGAATGAGTTCTGCCTCATTCTTGATACCACCTTCCATATCAACATAGGCACCGTAAGCACCTCCTGATATGTAACCCGCCTGTTGTTGTATAACGGGTGTGCCATCATCGTCAACAGGAGGCACGAATGACTTAGCATTCGGTGTCTCCTTGACTCTCAACTCGTCTTTCTTACGAGTTATTTCAAACCCAAATAGTTCCATAATATTATTTAGTCTCCCCTAAAGGAGTCATTTTTATTAGGTTATTATACGACTCTTTCCCAGTGCGAATATGTGAAATCAACTGTGAACTCCTCTAATGCATCTACTGTTTCGTAATTTAAGTCGATAGCAGCGATATTCTTAGGGAATATGTTGAAGAACTCATATTTAGCAAGGACTGAGTCGTCTTTTCCTAATTGTTCAACACTTGCTCTTGCAAGTAAGTAGTCGTTTGACGCCATACCTACACCTGAGTCAAGTTCTTGAATGTCTTGTTGCCAAGCTTCTAGTGCTGACCTAGCAGAAAATTCAGAATCATTAATGATAGTCACTGACCAATCTTCGAATGTTCTGTCTCCCGCCAATTTAAGATTGTGTCCTCTAAAAGGAACCAAAATCTCACCTAGGGTAGCAGCTGGAATTTGTGCAGCCTTACATAGGAACTCAATCCTATTACCGCTTCTTGGAATGAAGACTCTGAATCGGTTTGGTCTTGGGCCACCACCAATCAGTTGTGCTTTAAATTCATCTATTGTTGCCATTCTTTACTCCTTAAACTGCTCCGTAGATTTCTTCAAACTCAACTCCTGACCTTGCAGCCACGAAGTTAAGAGTGATAAAGTTAATACTTCTAGCAGGTTTCACAAAGATAGAACATACAAATTCATTTCTATCTATAACAGTATCAGTGTTGTTTGTTTCATCACATAATACTGAGAAGTCTACTAGACCCCTTCTGTTTTTAACATCTCTTAAGAAAGGTTCTACCGCTGCTCTAAATTGTGCTCTAGTGAATGCATCGTTAAATTCAAAGAGTTGTGATTTAGCTGCAGTTGCAATTGCTTTCTCTAAGACAATGAATAACCTTCTGACATTGATTCTATCGAATGCTGAAGGTGATGTTAGTGCAGTTTTGTCTCCGAAAAGAACTGTTCCTTGGCCTGGGAATGTTACTATTGGATTGATTCTTGCACTGTATAAATCATCTCTAGATGATTGCGATGGGTTAAATGCAAGTTTTGTAATCCCTAAGTATTGACCTCTTGAGAATCCTGCTGGTGAGAACCATGGGTCTCTCAATAAATCTGACCTTGCCATAAGTCCTGCTGTATGTCCGTTGCCTGGCACCCAACAATATCTGTCGTTATATCTGTCATATTGATATACCCAACCTGAATCTAAGACTGCATATGAACTTGAAGTTACATTTGCAAAGTCTTGAATTACTTGACTTGATTGAGTAGATTCTGAAGATACATTTACTACTGATACTTTCTTAGGTGAAGCAATAACCATACAATCTTTTCGACTTTCTGCTACTTGGATAATTTGGTTAACTATAGTGTTGTGGTCTGCCTCGTTTGCATTGTCTGTTCTAGTAGAACCTACAATCAAGAATGAAACATCAACTGTTTCTGCGTCTCCGAATAAGTCCACATATGCACCATACTTCTGACCTGCTGTATGTTGAGCTCCATCGGAACCGTTTGCAAGTGAAGAGTTAATTGGTGCAGAAGGTCTTGAGAACGCAGTTGAAGCTGAATCTAAGTGTGTTGTTACTGAGTTTGCAGCTGCGTGAGTTGAGGTTGAGTGACCTGTCCACCATACCCATTTTGATTGATTATTAATTACTTCTTTGTAGTAATTAGACCCACCTTGTGAATCTTTTGCGTCTGAAGCACATGAAACAAACCCGTAAGTTTCTAGAACTTCGTGTTGTTTACCTGTAATACTTCCGTCTTCGTCTACGACTACTACATGAATTTCGTCTGCACTACCTGATACTGCACTCGCAGATACAGATGTGCCTGGAGCTTTATCAAATAGATTATAAAACTCCCAATACCTATGAACATTAGCTCCTGAAGATAATGCTTCAACGAGACCTGTTCCTGCTGGTTGGTTTAGTGCTTCGATGGTTATAGTTCCTGTTGCAGTAGCAGTTACCCTATATTCTTGAGGGTTAGTAGCAAATCTTACGATATCTCTAACTTGGAATCCCGCTTCGGAAGTGACTGATATTACAGTCTGACCGACAGCTTCGTTTTCGTCTAAGGTAGTTACAATGTCGTTGAAGTATGCATCTGAACTTGCACATACTGAAACTTTCAATGAATTACCTAGTGCGCCTGGGTATTTTGCTGTCCAACTACCTACAGTGCCTGCAGCTCCACCATTTTCAAATCCTGATTGGTAAGCATCTAGGTTTTTGATACTTGCATCAGTATCTCCACCTGAGTTAGCATTGTATGTTGTTGCACTTGCAACACGAACAACTCTTAGTGATGAACCATATCTAAGAAAAGACTCTGCTGTATAGAAGTCTTCTGCACTAGCGTTTGTGTTTGCTGGTGACATGAAGTTGTCAACTAAACCTGTTGCGTCTGAAACTGATACTACTTCATCAACAGGGCCCCATCGAAATGAACCTGCGAATCCACCAGTTGTGGACGATACTGCAGGCACAACATTTGTCAAGTCTACTTCTTTGACCTGAACGCCTGGTGATACTTGAAATGCCATACTTTTCTCCTGTTAATGTAAAAAGTTGTTTACTGTTTTATTTATAACCAAACTAATTCTAACGACTACCATTTTATCTCTACATCATTCTCTTTTGTATACCAACGGTCTCCATTATCGTCTACAAAGGTTACATCTTCGGGTTTTTCCCCTCCAAACACCCCTGCTGGTAATAAATCCTCTTCTATCATCTTCTGTTGTTCTGCATACAATAAGTCTTTGACCTGAGTATCCGTTAAATGGTAGAAGTAATCAGTGGTTATAAACCACGAAAATAATACTAAATTCATGACCATATCGTCATGATATCCCTTGTCTGCTTCAAAGGAATTACCCTTATTGACAAAGGTCATAAGCTCTGTTATAGTAGGTCTATCAACTACTGATAATCGATTTTCCTCTAATAGTTCTTTAAGAGTAGAACAACCGATTCTCTTAATCTTACGATTTACAGATATTCCAATATCCTCAGCCTTTAACTGTCCTTGAGTAAACACATTTGGATATTCAATATCATAATGTAATTGAGTTGCAACTATACCACCTTCTGCATTATTTTCAATGATAACTAATGCCTCATTATAAGGTCTTACATATTTATTTATAATATCGGGAAACAGCATGGGACTTACCATGTCGTCTCGATAGGTTGCAACTTGTTTAAAAGGTTTACTTGTTACATCAAATATAGAGAATGTGGAAAAGTCCATACCTCTACCTTTTGCAACATCAACCGTGCAAACATAATTATGTCCTTCAATCGGCTTCTGATATATACTCACACCGTCGCGATTCCACTCGGGGTCTTCGGACATCATACCTAACAAGGTATTAGAGTTAATTAGAGTATTACCAGTTCCTAAGAATGAGTTACCATACTCTTGTTCAAACTGTGCTTCTGAGGTGTTTGCAATAGTTTGTTCTTTCCATTCCTCGTCTCTGCCTGGCACATCATACCAATTGATTATGAAGTGTTTATATTCTGACTGTTCGTGAACTGCAGATTCGTATATCTTATGGAACATATTACCTACACCGTTTGCAGTTGAGGTAATGATAACCTTTGAATCTTTACCCGAGGTAATTACGGGATATGTTGCAGTATAGAATGTCTCTGCATCGTCTACAAAAGCAAACTCGTCCAAGTATAGTAGATTGATAGACATACCACGAATCGAACTTGAACTTGTTGCAGCTGCAACTACTTTTGAGTCATTTGCAAACTCAATTGACCCTTTGTTTAAAATCTTTACGCCTGGTTGTAAAAAGAATGGAACAGACTCTAACATGGTTACGACCCTTGCAATCATTTCTCTTGCAATTGCACCTTTGTTAGCAAGAACTGCAACGGTAACTTCGGGGTGAAATAATAGATACCATAATAAGTATGCACACGAAGTGATTGATTTACCACTCTGTCTACTTGCAAGAACTACATTAAATCTATTTGAATTATAGTGTTCTATGAGTTTATCTTGATATCCACGAAGTTTAAATGGAACCATACCTTCGTCAAGAGATATAATCTGAGTATAAGATTCAATAAAATGCACGGGGTCTTGAGAACACTTCATGTATTCTTTCAATTCCTCTTCAGTATATTGAGTCTCAATACCAGCTCTCTTAATAAGAGTGTTACCGAGATATCCTTCGTTTGTTGGTTTAACCATACATTCTCGTTGTAAAATCCCAATCGTAAGTCATTCTCCAATGAGTAAGACCCATATTGGTAAAATTAAATTTACCGTCAAATCCACATTCCCAACCTAACATTACTTTCTTGTCGGGGTCATGAAATTTTTCTCCACCTAATATATCACCTTCATATACTTGTTTCGTTATTTTAAAAGTATCTGTATAATCACACCATAGATTTTGGTTCCTAAAACCAGCTTGTTCCCATGCATGTTGTAAATCTGAAATCATATCTAGGTATGTGAGACCAGCTTTATCTAAATCACCACCATAATCTACTTTTGTATCTTCACCATACATTTTAGTTTGTTCTAGTTCGTATAGGTTTACAGTATTAGGATATAGTTTATCCATTACTCCTCTTTCTTTTGCACTTTCAAATAAAGGAACTATACCCTCTCCATAAAAGTTATATGCAACCATTTCATGAATATAGATATCTGCTTCAGGCCATTCTGCTCTATTGAAACAATCATGAATTATATTCCAATTAGGAAAACGACCTTTTAGATATACATTACTCCAAAAGTTTTTATCTATACCTATACATTTTTTTGCACCATGAAAGTCTGCAAGTGCTAAGAGACAACCAGTTCCTACTCCTAAATCACAAACAGTTTTACCCCTTGCATGTTCTTTAAAGAATTTTGAGTATGCATTATTTCTATCTGCATCTCTTATCATTGCAGTATATCCTGTTCCTCGTTTAGTTAGATTACTGACTGCTTCATACCATAGTGGGTGTCCCATATCTATATGAGGAGGCATTTTTATTTCACTATCACTTTGAAACTGTTGTTTGAGTCTGAGAACTTTTAAATATTTATCCTCACCCATTTCAGTAAAATCAGGCTCAACATATGATATCGAACCCTGTTTCATGTCATGAATTACATATGGTTCGTCATTGTTGTTTTCTTTAGTCTGTTCCGTCATTTCCCTTTGATTTCTTCAAGAACTTTTGCAACTCACTTGTCGAACCGACATATAAATGGTTGTGTTGTGTCTTGATAGAACTATCCTCCTTTTCTAAATCCTTTAATTTTTTCTGTATATCAATAAGCTTTTCTGCAGTATCAGATACAGTCTTAATTAACTGTCCAGCAACCTCGTATGCACGGGGGTGTTCTGTTTCTTTGGATAGTTCTAATATACCGTCTATTGCATCTTGTCCTCGTTCTACGAGGTTATAGAGGTTCTCACGGGCATATTTGTAATCGGTCTCAATGTTCTCTGACCTTTTAGGGACTTTGACAATCTGAGTTTCTTTTTTAATATCAGAATTGATATCAAGAAGATTATCTAATTTTTCGTCTATTTCTTTTGTCATAATTAACCGTCACTGGCTCTATCCTCAGAATATGTTGAGGTTACACCGTCATCATAAAAACTCACTGTTTCTGCAACTACGAAAGTATCGTTAGGTTGAACTGAACCAACATACTTCAACTGCGTGTTTGCAGATATTGTTACAGCACTACTTAATGTAATTCCAAGTTTATCACTTGTAATTGCTGTAATTGTAGGATTCGTTGTTAAGTTAGTTCCAAAAACCTCGTCTCCTACACTTATCTTACTATTTATTGCTGTGGGGAATGTTACTGTTGCACTACCACTTACTGCATTATTGTTGTCTGTTGCAAACGCAGGTTCATAGTGTTTAACTTCTTTGACCAATCCTGAATTATTAATCTGAGTTGAAGTAAATCCAGGCTGGATATCTGTATTAATGTAATCTCTTTCGATAACATTTTTGATAACCTCTCCAGTATAAACTGGGCCGAAGAAGTATATCTTCATAGTAAATTCTAATGTGTATTCTATAACTCTTCTTTCTACAAACTCACCTTCATATTGGTCGTCCATTGTAACTGAGTTCAATATGACTGGGACATCTCTTACTTCATTCATACTATCAACCATTTTCATTGATACTGTATATTCGGGTTGGAAGTAAGGAAGTATTTGTTCTACAATTTGAATTGCGTCAATAGCATTCTTTGACATAATTGATAATGTAAAACTTAAATTGTATGGTGCTGGTTGATACTGGAAACCTCTCTTCCCTGTATCTGAAGTTTCTAATTGTGATTTTTGTGTTCTGAGTAATTTATTTTGTTGTCTTGCTGGGTCATACTCTAGACCTGTAAGTTCGAATGCCATACGAGGTAAAGATATAGAAGTAACATTACCGTCTTTTGCTTTTACATCGTCTTTTAATCTTAAGAGGAATTTTTGTTTTGGGCCATATGATATAGGAACTAAATTTTTTGCCAATACAGTTCCGTCTGCTTTTATTTTACTTGTATAGATATTATTAAATAAGGTTCCAAATACAGAAATTGACCTTTTAATAGTTTCATTGTAAAAGAATGTTCCAAACATTATGGTTCACCAAACGGGTTAGTTTCACTAAAGTCTAAGTAGTTATTATCATTATCTTCAAACTCTTTGTTCTGAGCAGAAGATAGACTTTCGAAAGTCATTACATCAACAATACTATTGATAGGTCTTGCTGTATTTGATACAGTTCCCGTCAATACATCATTAACAGATAAAGTCTGAGTATTGTTTTTGATTGTAAGTTTATTAGTTGAAGCTTGCCATGTTATTACTTCACCTACAGTATATTCAGTTCCAGCAATTGTTGCTCTCAAGTCTTCACCAACTGTATAATCACCTGAACCACCCATAGTCATTTCGATTGAGTAACCTTGGTCTGCTTCTACTAGGTCTGCAGCTGAACCAGTATCGAAATCCTCTCCACTGTATTCGAACAATGATACTCTCATCTTGAATACAAATATTTTTCCTAACTGATAGAATGGGTCGGGGTCTGTTACAAATCTAATTTCAAATAAATGACCTGTCATAGGGAAGTAAATTAAATCACCTTCATTAGGTCTGTTTGAAACTACGAGATTAGAATCAAGAGAAATAAATCTTTCCCAAGTTCTTAAACTCATTATAAAGGTAGCATCGTCATTGATATCAACACCGAACTTAGTAACTAAATCGTCCTGACCGTCATATCCTTCTGTATTCTCTAGATACATTTCAACCGAATAGGCGTCACCAAATCTAGCTTGGATATCTTCTCCAAGAATAGTCTCCTCTTCTACTATTTGTCTAGGTAGATATAAGACATCATGACCATACATTCTAAGTGCTTCAACAACTAAATCCTCGTAGAGGTGTTGTTCAGTCGCTACTGCATGGTTAAAGAATACATTTGTTGGCATTCAATTACCCCATTAAGTCCATGACTGGTAATTCATAATTCAGTCTTGACTCTTCTTCTAATTTTGTTATTTCCTCTTGTGCTTGTGCTTTCATTTCAGAAGCGTCTAGTTGCACTCCGCCTGGCAACTGGAATCCTGAAAACTTAGATAAATTTTCACCCCACTGATATTTCACTAGTGCAGTTGCATATCTTTTTAACCACATATCATTATAGATATCTGTAAAATCGTTTGGGTCAATCTTTCTATGACATTCTATAAGTAAGTGTTCTGTATCTTGAAAATCTTCTATAGATGCATCGATATACAATCTATTCATATGTTGTTTATATCTGATAGGTGTTTGTCCTACTAATACTTGGTCTAACATACTGATATGTTGTTGAACCATTTCATAGTATAAAATGTTTGTAGAAGTTAAATCATACAAATCATTTAATCTTAATTGATATCTTAAATCAAACATATTAAGATTATGTCTATCATTGAAAGGGAAGATTTTATTTACTGCAAGAACAAACTCAGGCAGAACTATATAATTCTTCTGTTGTTTGACTTGCATGTCAGCATAATCATGAGTTCCAGCCGAAGTTTCCGTGAAGGTTTCGTCTGTTCTCATTGCGTCTATTTGAGTTTGAGTTAACTGGTGCTTCAAATAACAACGAATAGACCCGTCATAATGGTATTCTTGAAAGTATTGGACTGCCTCGTCTATTCTATCATCAAACTGGTCATCGTCCACATTAATTTCTAGAACTGGAGCTCCAAGTTTTCTCTTTATGTATTCTTTAAATGTTGCTTTTGAATTTGGTGTTGCCATAATAGTATAATCCAGTTATTTCCTGCTTTATACTATTTATAACGATTCTATTCTTGGAAATAAGTTTTAGATTGGATTCGGTCTAACTTCTCGTCAATCCTTTGAATAGACCTCATTATTTTGTCGAAATCTGCTTCAATTTGGTCTCTTGTAACATAATCTTTTGCGATTTCTTCTCTTGTTTTATTGACTAAGATATCTAATCTTTTTTGTTCGTTTAATACATTTCTAATTAGAAATCCTAACGGGGCTACGATTACCGTGATGATAATGTTCCATAAGATATAAGGTGATACAGTAATTTCCATACTGTTATTTATAAAAACTACTTGACTATGTCGTAATCTTCATTCAATGGGAAGTGATTCCAGTCGGGGTCTATATCCATTGCATGGTCATTACTCATGTTTAATTTATGAGAAACAACATTAAAGGATATAGAATATCTATCTTTTTCTGTTCTATTTGGTTCAACCATATGCATCATAGCACTTGGAAACAATATTAAAGACCCTGTTGTAGGTCTTATTCTATATGTATCCATTTGTCTTACATTATTTGGAAAGTCTGATACTACTTTTGGGTCTTTATCGAGTGCAACAAAGTCTCCTTCATCGCCGTCTCCTTTAATATAAAAAGCACCACTATACCAACAACCATTATGTAAATGGGGTTTATTCCATGCACCATTATCATTTATATTTGCCCATGAGTTACCTATATCTATTTGAATTTTACCTGTATTGATAGCATGAAATCCACAAATTTCGTTGTTGTAAATATCTTTTAATACTCTCATTATTTTTGTAAATGCTGGGTGTCTATCACAACCGTCATTTGATTGCCAACCACTATATGCATTTGATATGTTTCTACCAACTGGGTCTTTCTTTCTCATACCGTCTACAGCTTCTCTCAACATATCACAATAATCTTCTGTAATCCTACCACTCTCAATAAGATTTTCTTCGTATACTATCGTTGGAAATAGTAATCTAATTCCCTTTTTCATCGTCACCGTCCCAATTTAATTCTGTTCTTTTCTTTTGTTCAACTTTAAAATCAAACTCCATTTGTTCTTCTTTCTTATGCATAGGACACTCAGGTGGTGGAGTATCTTCTGAGAATAATTTTGCCTTATTAGTTTTTATCTTGGCATTTCTATAACCACCAATGTTTAATTTTTCTGAAGCTTTCCTCTGTATATATTCACCTGTTGCTGGGTCTATTTTCATATGTCCACCTTCCATTTGCCATTTTTGCATTGACCTATCATGTATACCATGTGTTTGATACCATTCATTTGATTCTGCATAGGTATAAGTTGCATGATATTCTTCTCTTTTATATGGGACAAATTGACATATAGGTTGTCCAGCTGGTATAATGAAAGAATGATTAACTTTAGGATAAAATATAATTTGTGCATTATCCATATTCATATTAAAGTTATCCGTATCAATGATACCTTGCCATACTGCAAAATATTGATTTTGAAATAAAAAAGGGTCTATAAAGAATGTGGAATACCCTTCGGGTGTTGTAATGTTCCACCTTTGACTTATTTTAAATGCGTCTTTGACTGGACAATCTTCACCCATGTATTCAAATATATCTTCAAATTGTGAAGACCCATGTGAAGGTGAACGGATAGGACTATTAGGAGAGGTTACGAATATTTCATTTTCTTCGGGAAAATTCCAATCATGACCATTCATAACTGGTATATCTTGAGTTGCAATTATATACCAACCTAGTTTTAAATAATCGTCCATGGCTGGACATGACCTTAGAGTTTGAACTATTTGACCCCTATGGTGAACTTTTACTTTTGCTTTCTTCCACCATTCGGGGTGATAGTTCTTTGCAAGAACTGGTCTAAAGTTCTCAAAAGCACTTCCATCGAATGTTCTAAAATCAATTGTAGGCATATCTATCCTGTTTATCTAGTAGTCTAACTTCGTCTCCTCTCAAGACTATAGACCTTCTATCTATGTAGTTTGCATTTGAAGAAGGTGCTTCTGCACCATGTGGTATTCTACCGTCAAACATTAATAATCTATTCGGTTTAAATGCAACTCTTCCTATTTCAAACTCATTCATGTGGTCTTCTGTTCCAGTCTCTACATGTTGACTATAAAATCTTAAATCTCCACCCCAGTTATCATTCCAAAATGTATTTGTATAATATAGAAAAGATAAATTAAAATCATCATCAAGACTACAATCAGCATGACAGCTTCCATTTTGACCCATAGTTTGAGAGTTGGTTCCCATATATTGAAATCGTATCCAATCAAAAGAGAAATCAGTTCTTATTTTCTTATCTATGTAATCCATAAAATATGGATAGTAAAAGTTTGATTTACATTTTACTTTTTGTCCGTTGTTTGCTCTAAAATATGAAGCACCCCATAATTCATGACTAGGTAATCCACCTCTTTTTCTATTATCTACAGTTTGAACACAATTGTTCTTTTGCCAATTTGTTTGATTTCTTAGAAAGGAGTCTGTATGGTGGTGTAATTCAGCTGACAAATAATTGTCAAAGATATAAACTTTATTTCCTAGTGGGAGTTCTTCAATATAGAACGGTGAATCACATTCTATTACTTCAATAGAATTAACCATCTTGTATGACTGAAGAAGGTGGAAGAGTCATTATATAATCTTCTAAATCTCTTAGAGTGTCTTCTCTAGTTACAGATATGTCTCTGTAAATACCGTCTGCAACTGTATATGTTGCATCTGCAAACTCTAAGACCCTTCTTGCTTCAGACCTGTATGGGTGTGCTGAACCTTCTCTACCAGCATATATAGCGTCAAGAAAATTTTCAAATCCATATGCTTCACATTGAACTTCTATATTTCTTTTTACTGCGTCATGAACTCTATCAATGAATTGATTATTAAGAGTTACACCATGAGGTGGTTCTGAATTTTCAATGTATCTCTCAATTGCATCTCTATCTGTTTCTGATAAAGGTTGAGTGTCTTGTTCATCAAAAGGTTTGTCTTTATCCCATTCTAAAATTTTTACTTCGATTTGGTCATATACCAACACATCAAAGTCAAACCCTAAGTCTGGCTTATCAACATTTTCAAATCTATATTCTAATCCGTTTGGTTTTCTTACTAATAAATTTCCAAACTCACAATATACTAATGCATTCATAATATCTCCATTCTAACATATTAGTTGTTTTTTGGCAACCCGTTTTTTACTCTATCGTAGTAACCTAACATATTTATGTTACTCGTATCCATGCCTTTAATCCAAGGGCCACCTCTTGTATAATGGATTGCATGTTCTGTTTTTTGAAATTTTGTATCGAATCCTTCTGTTGCAATTTTACCATGTGGTATTTTACTTACTTTATCAGTCCATTGAAACTGATGTAGATATTGTCCACTTGCAGTATTAATTAATTCGGGTGTTAGTTTCCTACAATCTTCATGACCATTATTAAAAATCATCATACTAGACCATAATTTTTTAGGATATGATACATTCTTTTCTCCACCCATTTTAACTTCGTCATGGTGTTCAAAATCATATTGAACACATGCTACTGCATTGTCGGGGTCTAAGAAATAGAATAAAGGTAAGGGAGACCTTTGCCATATGTAATCGTTATCAATGAAGAAACTAAATCCTTCATAGTTTTCTAAATATGGAATTAAGAATCTACTGTAAGTAAATTCAGTAGACTGTTGTGCATACTCTCTATTATACACTGGAATTTTAGAATAGTCAAGGCGTTTGACTTCTATTTTATAATCTTCAAAGAACTCTTCTCCTACACCTTTACATTTTGACTTTTCTATGCTATCATGTATTGACTTTTCTGCAACTTCATGTATAATATCGTCATGACTTGAATCATAACCAATATAGATATTGATTGGTTTTTTCTTTGTTAGTTTATGCACCTTTCTATTAAAAGCATGAACTTGTTTTCTAAAGTCTGTTCCCCCATGGTCTATTGGAACATTGATTTCTATTTTTCCTTGGTCTGTCCATATACCACTTATATTTTTTCTTCCCTTTGGAACTAATGAAGTCCAAAAATCTAAAAGGTTATCTACATTTAGACTTGGGTGGTTTGAAAAACAGTTTGAATAGTCTGTAACTAAACAAGTCATATCGGGTTCGTCCATTGCTTGGAATGATTGACACCTCATAGAGCCTGGGTGTATATTAAGTTTACCGTTTTTAGTGTGTCCTTGGATAGGTTGCCAGAGACCTTCTTTTTGAATATTGTTTATTAACCAGTGTGCTTTTGCAGCGTGATAATAAACTGCAGCCACTTGATTTTCTTGAACTGGGTCTTCGTCTTGACCAGTTATTTGTTCATAGACACCGTCTTCAATCATATAGTCCATTGAACCACCACCAATAGGGTGATTTTCTCTTAAATCTGCAGTCCAACCTTTATGAACAAAAGTAAAGTAATTTAATGAAGGATTTATTAAACCACCCCATTCTTGTAGGTCTCCTTCGTTCATTAATTTTTTGATATGTTTCCATGTAACTAATCTAATAGGTGGTAATGTATCCAAAATATGTTGCCATATTTCTTTTCTGTCTTCGATAGGTTTATGAGCTCTTTCACCTTCTGCCCATAATTGGGGAAGAATAAATTGTTCTTTAGGACGAGTTTCATATGTGAAACTATCGTTAAATAGTTCTTTTGCTCGTTCAAGGGTTTTGATTTCTTCAAATCTGTCCATAATATAAAGTATTTAGTTGTTAAAAATTAACTACCAATCGGAGTTGCAGGCCACTGTTGGTTTACATCTCCATCCCATCTTGCTTCAGGTGTTCTACCCTGTCTTGCATATGTAAATGGTGACCTATGGTCGTATGTAAATGGATTTTGACCAGTTCTCTGATAAGTTGAAGGTGACCTATAATCATATGTAAACGGTGTTTGACCCGTTCTCTGATATGTTGAAGGAGACCTATAATCATATGTGAAAGGTGTCTGACCAGTTCTTTGATAAGTCGAAGGCGACTGATAATCGTAAGTAAATGGTGTTTGACCAGTTCTTTGATATGTTGAAGGAGACCTATGGTCATATGTAAATGGAACCTGTTGGTCTCTTATATTTGGTTGTTGTGCTGACCTAATGTTAGGTTCTTGAGCATTTGCAATATAAGGACTAGGTTGTTGTATTGACCTAATATTAGGTTCCTGTGCATTCACTGGATTTCTATAGGTGAATGGTGACCTATGAGAGTAAGTATTAGGTTGTCTCGCAGGTGCTTGATATGTAAATGGTGACCTATAGTTATAAGTAAACGGGTTCCTTGCTGGTGCTTGATATGTGAAAGGAGACCTGTAATGATATGTAAACGGGTTCCTTGCTGGTGCTTGATATGTAAACGGTGACCTATAGTGATAAGTAAACGGGTTCCTTGCTGGTGCCTGATATGTAAATGGCACCCTATGATGATAAGTAAATGGGTTCCTAGCATCGTTCTCATATATGAAAGGTTGCCTAAAAGAAAAGGGAACTGGCTGTCTAGCAGAAGAAATAAATGGTGATTGATATGTTGGCATTCTCCTCTATCCTCCTACTTCTGTTGTCTGTTATGAGCAAGTATATCATGTGCAAAATAGTTTTGATTTCCACTTACTTTTGTTAAATGGTATACTTTATGTAGACCTTCTAGTTTTTCTATACAGTCGACTGCATGTTTAGGTGTGTTTTGTAAAATACATGATATTGTATCAATGATTTTATCACCTTCTTCAACTACACCTGAGATTTCTCCACCCCATGCTGTTCCTTCTGCAACTTCTTGTTCCCAATCTTCCATGCTTATAACACACCAACCTTTTCCGTCAACTTTGATTGGGTGTCCACCTGTTAGTTTTACACCTCTACCACCGAAAGATATTTCGTATAATTCACATTCTCTTGGAACCATTAGTTCTTCTACTTCACCTACCATGATTGTTAAATTCTCATCTGCAGTCATAACCATATCACCAACTTCAACTTTTTGAATTGGCATATATGAACCGTCTTCCATCCAAATCATAGTATCTTCTGCGAAGCAACCACCACCTCGACCACCGCCTGGGAAGAAGACTGGTTGTCTTGCTTGGAAGGTGAATGGGTTTTGGAATGCACCAGTATTCGGTTGCTGAAGGTTTGCAATATAGGTAAATGGTTGCTGAGCACTTCTAATATTCGGTTGTTGAATATTCGCAGGATATGTAAATGGTTGTCTTGCACTTCTAATATTCGGTTGTTGAATATTTGCTGGGTAAGTAAACGGTTGCTGAGCATTTCTGATATTCGGTTGTTGAATATTTGCTGGGTAAGTAAACGGTTGCTGAGCATTTCTGATATTCGGTTGTTGAATATTAGCAGGATATGTAAAAGGAACCTGACTATTTCTAATATTAGGTTCTTGTGCGCTTACTGGATTCTGATATGTAAACGGTGACCTATGGTCATATGTAAAAGGTGACCTTGCAATAGCTTGATAAGTTGAAGGAGACCTATAATTATATGTGAAAGGTGACCTATGAGAGTAAGTATTAGGCTGTCTTGCCTGTCTTATATTCGGTTCCTGTGCGTTTGCAATGTAAGGATAAGGTTGTTGTGCTGACCTTATGTTTGGTTCCTGTGCGTTTGCAATGTAAGGATAAGGTTGTTGTGCATTCCTGATATTAGGCTCTTGAGCATTTGCAATATAAGGGTAAGGCTGCTGAGCACTACGAATATTGGGTTCTTGAGCATTTGCAATATAAGGATAAGGTTGTTGTGCTGACCTTATGTTTGGTTCTTGAGCATTTGCAATATAAGGATATGGAACCTGAGTTAATTCTTGACCTGAAGCGTTATTCCACCCTGAAGGTGTTTTAATATAAATTTGGTCAACTGCTTTCCAGTTGTTAGGCCCTGTCTTTACCCAAGCTCCTTGGGTTTTGTTCCACCCAGTAGGGGTCTTAACCTTTTGATTACCTGATGCCATCTAAATTGTTATCCTCAAAAATATACTCTTATTTATTAAGAGTAAAGAATCCATAAATCCCCAACTGCACCGTCTGAACCTGTAGGTGCTGAAGTTGATTGGTATACATTTCTTGCTGTTCCGCCTGAATTAGTTGCATTTGTTATTGTTAATGCACCAGTATTTACTGCACTTGGTGTAATAGTCAAGTTACCTGTTGAAGCACCAGTGAATGAACCTGTTCCAAAAGTAACTGCGTCTGCACTTTCGTCCCAACCGATAAACACATTGTCTGAACTTCCTCTTTCAATTACGAAACCAGCGTCATTTGAAGGTGAACCTGAAGTTCCAGTTCCTAACTCAATCAATGCATCATCGATTGTTGTATTTGTAGAAGATACAGTTGTTGTTGAACCGTTAACTGTAAGGTTACCTGAAAGTGTTAAGTTTGCAAACTGAACATTACTGTTTGTTGCAACTGCCTGACCGATACTAAACTCACCACCTGAATATGATACACCAGTTCCAGCACTTAAATGAGCTCTTACTTCTGCTGAATTTGGGCCGACATATGTAATAACACCACTTGAATTATCATATGCAAGTGAACCGTCTCCACCTGAATCTGTTACTGAGATAGCACCTCTTGCATCTGAGTCTCCATAAGCTGCAGAACCAGCAAGTGTTAATGTTCCTGCTGAATCGTCATAAGTTGCAGTGATGTTTGAACCACCAACTATAAGAGCTGCAACTCTATCGTCAACTCTTTCGTTTGTGAAGTATAGATTACTTGAACCCTCTGAAAGAGCATCTGTATCTGCAAGAACAGTTCCACCTAATGCAGTAGAAGTTCCACCGATTGTGATTGAACTATTTGATAATGCACTGTTAGGTATTGAACCTGCTAATTTACTTGCAACGATTGAACCTGCTAACATGTCGTTAGTGATACCACCTGATTTTACTTGAAGTGAATCTGAATCTATTTCGATTGAACTGTCATCTACTTGAACATTAAGGGTTACTGCACCTGTAGTTCCACCACCTGTTAAACCTGACCCAGCAGTAACTCCTGTTATGTCTGCTTGGTTAGTATTTGCAATGGTTAGTGTTCCAGCTGCATCGTCATATGTTTTTGAGATACCTGTTCCAGCAACTATAAGTGAAGCAACTCTATCGTCTACTCTTTCTGAAGTATGGAATAAATTTGTTGAACCTTCTGTAATGTCATCTGAATCACCTGATAGTTCTGATAATGCGTCTTTACTTGCAACTTGAGAATCTACATATGCTTTAACTGATTGTTGTGTTGGAATCTGTGTAGCAGAGTTCGAAGCCATATTGTCTTCGTCTAATATTGCAGTTCCACTTACACCAGTATTTAAAACTGCACTTGTAAGTGTTTTGTTTGTTAATGTTTGTGAACCTGTTAATGTTGCAACAACTGAAGTATCTACTTCAATATCGTCTGAGTTTACTGTAATACCTGTTCCTGAACCAATATTAAGTGTTGCATCACCTGAAGTTGCAGTTCCAGTCAAACCAGCACCAGCATTAACTCCTGTAATATCACCTACATTACCAGTGATTGTAAGAGTTCCAGCAGAATCATTATAAGATAATGATACCCCTGAACCTGCTTGGAGTAAAGTTCCCGCTATGTGGTCGTCAATAGTTTCTAAAGCATTTGTTCCGATTGAAGCTGCAGTTAAGTCTCCTGAGCTATCAATAACTTCTGTTGTTCCTACAGTAAGACCATTCTTGATTATAAAATTTTTCGATGTCATTAGAATGACCCTCCATTAACTGTTGGTAAACTTAGTTCTCCATTACTAGAATTGTAACTTAGATTTGTTTCTCCACTTGCAAGTGAGATAGCACCTCTTGCTCTTGCATTCGTGAAGTATTGATTCGTGGAACCTTCTGAAAGATTATCAGAATCTAACTCTGATAATGCAGTAGAAGCTAATTTACCTGTTGAAGATATCACCTCTGTAGAACCAACCGTAAGTCCATACTCTATAACGAAAGTGTTTTTTGTTGCCATTTACCGTGTCCTCGATTACATTTGGTTTGTATACTTGTATTTATCAATCCGCCGTCTTCATCTACACCGTATACAAAAACTAATTAAACTTTTTTTTCTTTAAACTGCGACTGTTATCTTTTTAAACTTAAAGACAGTCGAATTGGTCGAAGCAGGGGTGACTCTGACTCTCAAAGTCCCTATGTTTATATCCACTGAGAAGGTTGCAAGTTCTGAAGAACCTGTTAACACCGTTCCATATTGTGAAATATAGGCACTCGTTCCGTCATGAACAATATTTAATTCAGTAAATTGATAGTCTCCACTCGTTGAATCTGATATAGAAACATAATAGTTTGCACTTCTTACTGAATTAGTTGCAAAAGTATCTAAATTTGTGGCAGAAGTTGAAGTAGTTGTAACACTTCCACTATCTAAACCACCAGCTGCGTCTTGGAATGATAATGTTCCTGACCCATTTGTTGTTAATACTTGTCCGTTTGTCCCGTCACTAGTAGGATATGTTATACTTGACCCTGTTATACTGTTTGTTGCAGTAATTGTTGTTGCAGTCAAGTCTCCGACCTGTAAATCTGCAAGTGCATATCCTGTTCCACTTGTATTTACTACTGTTGTTGGTTCGGATTCTAATCCGTCAAACAGTTTCCATGTGGAATCACTTGCATCTCTGAACAACCCTGTATATTCTGAAGCACCACCGTCTGATAAACCGTCATTATAGTTTCCATAGAAACCTATATCCAGTGTATCTGAAGAGGTATTTGCATTTGCAAATTCCATTAATGAATCTGCTACAGAAGTGGTAGTCGAGTTTACAGTAATTGTAGAACCATTTACAGTTAAATTACCTGTAATAGTTGCATTTCCGTCAACCGATAAATCACTTGCTGTTTCTAAACCTAAGTCTGCAATGAATTTCTTTTGAGTTGCCATAAATCTATTTATATATTTTGGGGCTAGAATAAAAAAAAGGGGACTTGAAGTCCCCTTTTAATCGATTTAAATAAGATTACGCATCTACCAATGTTCTGTCAAACTTAATTACTGTTGAGTTTGAAGAAGCTGGTGTGCATCGTAGTCTAACATTTGCTCCTGATATATCAGCATCGAATGTTGCAAGATTTGTATCTTTCAATGTTCCATATTGAGTCAAAGTAACATCTGAACCGTCATGGACTAACATTACTTCTGTTGAGTGGAAGTTTGTTCCTTCAGACATTGCAACGATATATCTTGCAGCTCTGAAATCAGCCTTAGCAAAAGTATCAAGATTAAACTGAGTAGTAGATGTCTTTGTTTCGGCACCTCTCTTTTTGTTTTTATCTTGAGTCTTTTTACTTGTTTTGATTACATCATCTGTAGAATCATATTCGATGTGACGAATAAGTTCTGCAAGTTTAAATGATTTACTAATTGCCATTTCTTATTCCCCCTATGAATGTCTAATTTGGAATGTATCCACTGTTGTGTTAGTGTTAGTAGGTGTAATGAGAAGTCTCATGTTACCTGAATTAACATCTGCACTCAATGAAAACAGAGACGAATTAGAATACACATCACCGTATTGAACGAAGTATGCATCTGTTCCGTCATTGATTAATAAAACCTCTGCAGCGTGTGTCCCTGCTGAAGCATGAGTTGCGTTTATCACATACTTAATTGCCTTGTTGGCAATTCCGTTTGCAGATAATACTTGGTTTGCACTGGTTGTTGTCAAAGAAGTTTCAGTATAGAAACCTTGCACTAAGTTTAGTGCAGACACAGCCACTACCTCTAAAATATCACCCGATATCGCATTTGCTTGTAAAGTGATAGTAGAACTATTTGTTGCAGTGTAGTCTGAACCACCGTCAATGAGTTTAACACCATTTAGGAAGACTTGCTCTACGCCTGGATTATAGGATAGAGAGTTTCCGTCATCATCGTTTCCTGTGAAAACTGTTTGGTTACTCGTTACGGTGTATTTGAAAATGTCCACACCACTACTGGACAATGTTGTGAATGATAGTGTTCCTGAACCGTTGGTCTGTAGAACCTGACCACTCGAACCATCACTAGTAGGAAATGTGATAGCGTCATTAATTGTTAGAGAGGCTGGGTTTGACCCGACCTCGACTACTGATGCTGAACCGTCATTCTTCTCGGTATAAAATCTACCGTGATAAGTATTGACAGCTAATTCTCCAAGTGCTAAATCACTTGTAGTAGGCACATCATTTTGTGTAGAACTTCTCTTAAATTGAATAACTGTTGCCATCGTTTCCTCCTATAGAAAGTCTAATTAAAATGTTCCACCATCTATAGCAGTTACGGTTACAGCACCACTTGAAACTGTAAAGTTGTCTGATGAGAAAGAAGCAATACCTTTATTAGAAGTTGTTGCATCTTCACCAGCTACTGTTACTGTTCCACCTGAGTATGTTGCGTCCATACCCTCGCCTGCTGCCACGATTACGACACCAAGATTTGACCCTGTTCCAGTTTCGGCTGCAATTGTTATACTACCGTCTGCATTTGTTACATCGATACCTTCACCAGCAGTTAGAGTTCCAGCTGCAAAGTCACCATTTGTTCCGTGACCAATTAACAACTGACCTGCTGTTGGGGCAGACCCGTCTATGCTTGTGATTGAACCACTTAATGCAAGACCTGAACCTTCGATACCACCGAATGCAACATTACCAGCACTTCCTGAGAACACTGAAGATGTATCTGTTGCATCTGCAATAAAGGTAAATTTATTGGTTGAGTCGTCAAAACCGAAGAAACCAGTTTTAGCTCCACCATTATTGTATAAGAATTTTATACCTCTATCTAGGTTGTCATCTGAACCTGATTCACCTAATTCGAAAATAGGGTCATCAATAGATACTGTTGTAGAGTTTACAGTAGTTGTTGTTCCGTTAACTGTTAAGTTACCTGAAACTGTTAAGTTTCCTGAAGCAGCGATGTTTGTAGATGTGATATCGTCTGATGTTAGTGTTCCGTCAACATCGACATTGTTAAATGTGACATTATCAGTTGTTCCAACTGACTGACCAATATTAACTGTTAATGTGTTTCCTGAACCTGCTGTTGTTACACCTGTTCCACCTGCGATATCAAGAGTTTCACTATCTAAATCTATAGATAATGCACCACCTGAGTCACCTTGGAAGTCTAGGTCTTGAGCAGTTAATTGACTGTCAACATATGCTTTAACTGATTGCTGTGAAGGAACTTTAACTGCTGAATTTGAAGCCATGTTGTCTTCGTCAACAAAGAAGTCAATTTTCCCAATAGTAACATTACTATCTGCAATCATTGCTGTTTCAACAGCAGAGTTTGCGATTGTTACTGCACCACTTGAAGCAAGTGAGATATCTCCACTAATTGCGACATTATCAAAACTATCTGAACCGTCATGAACAAGAACATGTCCTGCTGCTGGGTTAGAAATATCTGAATCTGTTGCACCTGCTAATGTAGATGTTGTTGATAGGAATGAAAGGTTACCTGAACCGTCTGTTCCAAGAACTTGTCCATTACTTCCGTCTGCAGACGGTAAGACTAATGTATGTGAACTTGCAACTGAGTCGGGTGCTTTAAGACCTACAAAATGAGTTCCGTTGTCTGAATCTTCCAAAAATTGAACTGAACCACCTGTAGATGAACCATTACCAACTTTAAAGTTAGCAGGGGTTGCAGTAGAACCAGCAAGAATATCAGTATAATACTTACCACCAATTGCTTGAATTAGAGGAGTAGAGTTATCTGAATCTACGGACTCAATGTATAGTTTTGCACCAGCACCTGAATTCGACCTATCTTGCACATAAGCCAATTCACCTTCTGCTAAGTCTGAGACTGCAGGGGCTGTTAGACCAGTGCTTCGTTTGATTTGAATTACTGTTGCCATTTTCTTTTTTTCTCCTACGAAAAAATATAAAATTAATTAATTAATTTTCTCTTCACTATCCGAGAAAGACTCATTCTATAATACTATCCCCTCACTATGGGGTTCGTGTCTCACTGAATGACACATTGATTTGTTAAAGTATTTATGCGTTAGAAAGTCCCACCGTCTATAACATTAGTGGTTTTCCATTTGTCTGAAGCTTGGTCGTATTGTAGAAGACCTTTATCTGTTTCTGCAGCGTCTACATCATTCAATTCTTGAATAGATTTTTGAGTAATATCTGTTCCCGCTGCACCTGAACCAATTGCAACTTGTCTTGCACGAACATTACCAGTTCCTTGAACTCGTCCGCCAATTGCTCCCTGTCTGTTTACTACACCTTTAATTGCCATAATTACCTCGTTACGCCTGGGGTTACTACTGCTTGACCTTCTACAACTCTAGTTGTTATTCCACCAGCACTTGTAATATTTAAGTCATATACATATCGACCTGCGTCTAAAGCAGTTGTTTGTGTATCATTTAATGATAATGTAACTGCTCCTCCAGCATTATTATGTGAAGAAGTGAAAGTTTGACTGACATTTGAGGAACTATATGTCTTTCTGATTTGTGCAGCTGCACTATATCCAGTTAGGTCTAATACATTCCCTGATGAATCTGTTACATCTACAGTAATAGAAAAGTCTGTTCCTTGGTCGATAAATATGTTTGCAATAATAGCCATAAAACTATTTATACAAAAAGTTAGCCCTTAGAGAATTGTGCGTTTGGAACTGATTGGTGAATCTTTTCTACCGTTCCACTATCGTTTACATAAACCTCTTCTACTTTTTCAACACTTCCACTATTATTTCTGAAAATACCCTTAACTTTTGCTACTGGGCCAATAGGTCTTGTAGTAGAATAAGGTGTTTGTCCTATTGAAGGAGACCTATGGTCATATGACACCTGATAGTTAAACTGATATGGGAACGGTTGTCTTGCAGGCAAGATATTAGGTTCTTGGTGGTTATCAGTTCTTTGATATATTGAAGGTGACCTATGATTATAGAAATTAGGTTGTCTAGTCGCTGCAATATATGGATACGGTTGTCCAGCATCTCTAATATTTGGTTCTTGTTGATTTGCAATATAAGGATAAGGATTTTGTCTATTTGCAATATACGGACTTGATTCTTGAGCATTTGCAATATACGGACTTTGTTTACTTGCAATATATGGACTTGTGTTCTGAATACTTGCAATATACGGATACCTTGTTTGTTTTATAGTCGGGTTCTGTTGTTGTGCTTGTGCAATATAAGGACTTGGTTGTTGTGCAATAAAAGGACTTCGTTGTTGTGCTTGTCCAATAGTCGGGTTTTGTATATTTGCTTGATATGTATACGGTTGTTGTTGACTGATTATTGGAGTCGTTCCTATTGCTTGATATGTAAACGGGTTTGGTTGTTGCGTTTGTGCTGAACCAGGCGACCTATATTGATAATCAATAGGTTCACCGTATCTTCCACCACTTGGCCTTATTCCCCATTCGGGATTCTGTGCTTGTCCGATAACTGGGACTGGATTCTGTGCTTGTGCAATATAAGGATACGGTTGTTGCACCTGATTACCTTGAGCAGTAGAAGGGACTTGATAAGGCCCAACGGCTGGTGACCTATATGAATATATTGTCCAATATGGGTCTATCTCGGGTTCAAATCTTGAAGGATATGGTGGAGTATAAAAAGGTGGAGCTCCAATCTGAGTAGTCCCAGTGGAGGGCACCTGCTGGTTGCCTTGAGCAGTAGTTTGAATATTATACGGAGCTCCTCCTGCTTGTGCTACTGGTCTTCTTGCAGCTTGAACTGGGTAAGTCGAAGGGTTTGCATTTTGAGTATTATAAGGACTTGGGTCTCTTGCATCATACGAACTCCTTGCTTGTCCTTGATAAGTAAATGGGTTCGGTGACCTATGCTGATAAGGTGTTTGTCCTCTTGCCTGATAAGTAGACGGTGACCTTTCCGTTGCATTATAGATAACTGGTTGTCTATGTTGATATGTAAATGGACTTTGACTTTGTGCTTGATAAGTTGTAGGTGTTTGTCCTTGTGCTTGATATGTGCTTGGAGACTGGAATTGATATGTTATTGGTGTTGTTCCTATTGCAATATAGAATCCAGGCGATTGGATACTTCTAATAAAAGGGTGTTGTCTATTTGCAGTATTCTGAGAAGTAAAAGGACTTCTTGCACTAAAAGTAAAAGGATTTTGTCCTTGTCTTAAAGTTTGTCTTATTGTTTGTCTTGATACTGGGTTCTGAACTTGTATAGTTGTCTGACCCTGATAGGGTTGTTGAAAACTCGAACCTATATTTACATAAATTTCGTCAGCCATATCATACTACAAACCAAAGGTGACCAGTCGATGTAGAACCAGCACTTGAAGGTGCTGAGTTAACTATTTCATAATCCAATTCGACATCATCACCATCGATTTTCACTCCGTTTGAAGTATTAACTGAGAAGACACCTGACCCACTCATTGCAAGTCCACTGCCTCCACTTAAATAAGATTGAACATCTGAATCACCATATTGTGCAGAACCATTGATTGTCAATGTTCCAGCATTGTCGTCATATGATGTTGAGATACCTGTTCCACCAACAATTAATGTATTAACTCTATCGTCAACTCTTTCATTTGTAAAATATAAATTACTTGAACCCTCTGTTACTGTATCAGAAGTTTGTTGATTAGTTGGAACATATTTACTTGAAGAAGCATTATATACTAATATCTGACCGTCTGAAGGTGCAGTAGTGTCAACATCACTTAAATCTGTTATTTGGTGATTTGTAATACTTGATACTGTTCCAGTCAATGCACCTGTAGAAGCGTCTAAAACAACTGAACCACCATGTTTAACATCACCAGTGATATCACCAGTAACATTTCCAGTTAGGTTACCAACTAAAGAAGTAGAAGTAAGAGAACTAAATCCAGTTCCAACTCCACCTGTAATAGTTGCAGTCCCGTCTGTTAATGTAGGTGCTTCTAATGAATGACCTGTATCGACTTTAACATTACCGTCAACAAAAGTGTTACCTTCTAACTGAACCTGATATCCTGATTGTAATGATACTGCAGCTGCAGATGTTCCATTTAATATGACTCCGTTTGAGTTAATGTTGTAAATTGTGTTCTCTGCTGTTTCTGTAAACTGACCACCACCAGCACCACCGTCTGCAGCTACACCTGATTGAGAACCAGTGTATGCATATACAGTTAAAATTTGACCAGCAGTAGGAGCTGCATTCAAGAGGATACCAGTATAGAATAATCCTTGAGGTATTTGAATTGTATAACCGTTTGCACCACTACCACCTTCTACTAAGTGAACTCCGTCTAGGTATACTTGAACTTTACCTTGTCTATATCTTAAAACATTTCCATTTGCGTCTGCACCTGAATATGATTGGTCTGTAGTTGTTGTATATTCGAATGTTTGTAAGAAGAATGTTTTATCTTCAAGGACATTAATTGCATCAACAAGAGAGTTAGGGTTATTAAGAGTTCCTCTTAAACCCGTGATACTTCCCACTTCATTATTCAGTGTATTGAACGAATTTCTAAATTCGTTTAAAGTCTGTTCTGCATTTACTTGATTAGCCATGTGTTTTCTCTATAAGTTCTTTCAATAGTCCTTTAATTTCACCTATTTCATTCTTTAGATTATTTATATCTTCTCTCTGAGCTCTATATACTTCTCTTCTTCTCATTGTCAATCTGTATTGTTCAATATCAGTATTGATAATTGCATGAGAAGATTCGTCTCTCTCTAGGTGGGTATGTCCTTCTACCTTTATACCCATTATGCTAATGCCATTACCCTTAGAGACGATACCATAGGAACAGCACATGTGTTTGTTCCTTGTCCTACAATTTTAATTACGAATGCAGTGAACTCGGGTAAGTCTTCTGCAGTATATTCGTATTCCTTAAAGTTTCTTCCGTCTACTTCAATTGCAGTATCGGGTGAACCGTCTGTATTGAAGAACTCAAAACCTATATCATCAAGAGGTGTGTTTTCATCTGCCTTGATAATCTTAAACATATACTTAAATTCAGTGTTAGGTGGTCTAAAGTTATCTGCAATAACTTTTAGACTCGTAGCAGGAGTTTTAAGGTTCACTTTCCTTGTTACATAAACGAATGCATTACTGTCCCCTTCGGGTTCAGTAGACGGCACATATGTAACTCCTGAAGGCACATCACTACTTGAATCTATGTTGTTTAGTCTGTTTGCAATTGCAATACAACCGATTGTTCCAACATCTATAACTGGAGATACATTCTGATTTACTGAATATAATTGTGTCAATAAACTGAATGACCTTTGTGATTGCATTTCATTTGTTTCGTTAATTGGTGAAGCAACAACGCCTGGGTTATCTAAGAATGTATTATCATTCAAAGTAATAAAGTTGTTTGTTGACCTCTTAGTATAAACTGTATCACCACTTCCTATGACACCTTCGGGTGATTTCATTGCAGTTGTATTAATACTTGCAATAATTTTTGAACCACCAATTTGTGTTGAAGGAATCATTGTATGTAATGCGTCAAAGTAATAGTTTCTCTGTAGTTTAACAGCTTCTCCACCACCTGAAGTAGATTCTAATGCATCGTATCCAGTTGCTAATTTATTTGCACCTATGTAACTTGATAGGTCAACTGCAATATCAAACGAATCAATTCCAGTATTTGATATAGAAGTATATGTTACTGCACTTGAACCACCGATTGCATCTACTGGGATACCACCTAGTGTCTGACCAACTGAAGCAACTGTTACAGTCATATCTGCTTGACCACCGTCAAAGTTTTCTAATGTGATTACATCATTTACACTATATCCTTGGCCTGGGTTTGTAATTCTAACATCACTAACAGCACCACTTGCAATTGTAACACTAAAGATTGCACCTGAACCACCTACTGGTGATACTGAGGTTGCAGCTATTGTATAAGTTCCGTCACTCAAACTAGTATTGTCTGTTATGTTTGCACCACTTGTTGATAATACAGAACCAATTCTATCACCAGTGATTCCTGATAATTGAGTATTAGAAGTATTATCATATAATCCGTGTAAGTATGCAGCGACTTTAACTGTATTACTACTTACAGTAGTTTGTATTGGGTTCTTTGCAAGTGTTGATAAATCTAAATCTTTGTTATCAAAATATATTGAAGGTATTTTAGAAGTATCAAATTTTGCAATCTTCATGTTAAACTTCAAGTCGTCTGTCTGTTCTGCAGTCCATGTTGAAGCATTTTGAGACATGAATAATGAACCAGCGTATGGTTGTCCTGATATTTGTTGTCCTGAGATTAAATCTGTTTCACCCATTCTAGATATCCAACATTCATATTCGTTTGAGTTTGAGTAAACTACAAAACAGTATTCTTTCTTCTCTTCAACATATACTGGTGAATCGAATGTGAATGTAGTTGAAACTGAACCGTCTGCAGATACATTAACATCACTTGGATTCTTTGTTACTGTTGAGAAAGGTAAAACTACTTGGCCTGGATATCCATTAACCATGTTTCTGATTTCTACTGATACAGGCATATGTGAATCTTTTGCTTGGAAGAACAAGTCAATTGAAGTCAACATCATACCACCACTTGCTTCACATAAGAATGATTGTGCAAGTGGGTCTCCCCAACCCCTCTCTAAGAATGAACCTCTTCTAGGACTATCAATTATAGGGAATACTGGAACTGGTAATGCTGGTGGTTCGGGTGGTGGCACTGGTATATTAATAACTGGTGGCACGAAAACCTCGGGTGGTATAACCACCTCTATTGTTGTAGGTGTTGGAACCACTATTGGAGTAGTATCGACTGGAATATCGGGTGCAACCGTATCGACTGCAGATATATTTAATCTTTCACCTCTCCTTTGTGTTCTTCTTTCACCTGAAGTATTTTGTGTAATAACCCTACCATTTCTTGTTGAAACAATTTCTGTTTGTGAACTGTTCAATAGACCTTGTGCTTGATATGTTGCAGAACCTTGACTTGGTGGATTAGATAGGTTATAGAATGAAGAAGTTAACTTCAACTCTCTCTGACCAGTTGGGAATCTTTGAGTTGCACTATTTGGAAGTTCAAAGAATCCTCTTAATCTACCATTACCGTCTGATTGTAAGTTTGAAGCTACAGTCAATCCACCGTCTGCTGAATAAGGTGCAGAATGTGGTCTACAGAATTTATCTACTCTGACATTATCAAAGAAGAAGAAATGATTTGTGTTTGGTTTTAAGTTAGTTGCATCTATCTCAATAGTCCTTGCTCTCATGAAAGGAATAATAGATACTGACACAACTCTGTCGTTTCTTGTTTCTACAAAGTCTTCTACTACTGAAGTTGTGATACCTGTTCTTGTTTGAATCTCAGGTGTCTCTGTAATTTCTCTAGTTATTTCTTGGCCTGCTTGCCATGTTCCACCTTGAGAAGGGTCACCACTCCAACTTCCTGCTGAAGTTGATTGGACTTCTGAACTAACTTCTGCTGGTTCACCTACCCATGTTGTTTGCCATGAGTTCCAAACAGTTCCTAAAGAGTTTCCAACTCCCGCCATAACTGCATCAAAATTACCTTCTCTGTTTATTCTGACATCAGGTAATCTTTCTGTATCGTTCCATATATCGGTGCCTGGCGTTAGTTTAACATTACCTATGAATGCAAAGACATGATATGGATTAACATTTATGTGTCTTGAAGCTTTATCTTGATTTACATATGATATAGGTGTATATGGTAATGTAATCAAATCTCCAGTTTTTTGATAGTTTGAAGATGTTGTAGTATTTAAATCTAAGTCAAAGAACTGTTGTAAGTTCTGAGGTCTTAACATACCCATTTTAGTATCGATTGCACATTTATAATCGGGGTGATTGACATCACCAATCTTATGACCTCTAAAGTTGTCTACTAAGAAACCTGATTTAAATCTATCGAAACCGTCTGCGTCTAAAATCTGTTTTGTTTGAGTATCTTTCTCTAACATAGATAGAGAAGTTACTCTTTCTAAGTTTGTGACCCTGTTGTTGATTCTACCGATATCTTTCATTGTATATCGTCTATGGTCAAAACTTCTTACTCTTATCTTACTGATATCTTTTGTATATGCTGGAATGAACAATTCGAACATTTCGATTGCTTCGTCTACAGCTTTTGGTTTTGTTGGTGATAAAGAAGGATTACCTGTTGATATCTCAAATAGTCCGTCTCTCTGTAAGAAGATTCTATCTATTCTAGAAGTATAGAACTCAATATCACCTGTTGTGTTTAAGCCTGGGACTGGTGTGTCTAAAGCACTTGAACCTGTTCCAGTAAATACTTTACTGTTGTATTCGAATGGGTCACCAGTTAATCCAGTTGATATATTTGCTGGACTTGTTGGGTCGGGGTCTGCACTAGAGAATGTTGAAGAACTATAAAGTTGTGCAACTGTAGGTCTAAAGTCTACTGCATCTGATAGTTCGTATTCTCCGTCTGGCTCTAATCCACCTAAGTCTACTTTGTTTGGTGTGTAAACTGGGATTTCTTTATAGTCAATACCTGAATATGAATTTACATCATAGAACTCACCACCACTTGAGGTAAAGTTATCGAATACAATTAGTATTGAATTGTTTGGTAAAGGTTGCCCTGGCTTTAATGTTATTTTTGCATGGTCATAATATCCGTCTCTTTGACCGTTATCAAAGAAGTATCTATCTGTAATGTTATCTGACCCTGTTGTTATTGTTCCTAATGTTGCAATTGCATTTGAAGTTTGACCAACAACACTTTCACCGTCTTCGAATACAAAGTTATTTGTGTAGTAGAAGTATGTGGCTGCACCTGAGTTATATTGTATAACTCTTGCTCTTGCACCTGAAGTTTGACCTACAAGTATTTCGTCTTTAACTGGTAAACCAGTTACACTACCAAGGATTGCACTAGGAGGTAAAGGTGTTGAACCGCCTATACCCTCATAGATTCCTCTTACTGCAAGAACATCAGCAACACCTAGTGTTATATCTTTATGGTCGTATGCAGTTCCGTAATCTACACTTGAAGATTTAGCTGCAGTTACGATTGAACACCTTGACCTGTTCAATGTTTTATCTCTGTTTACTGGTGCATCTAAATTAACTGCATATGATACAATATAGTCGACACCGTTTGCAGCTGAAGTTGTAAATTGATATTGTTCAGTAGTTGCAGTTGGATTTGATTTAGCACCTGCTGTTGCTACTGGGTCTAACTCGTCTCCTAGATTAACACCTGAACCACCATTTAAATCGTATACAGATAATTGGAAATTATCTTGAGACATTTGTAAGAATGATTCGTTGTTATCGGTTGTTAGGGTTACTTTACCACCACTAACTCTAATAACTTTTTGTTTCTTAACTGTAACTTGGTCGGGTGTATGATTTTTTACATAATCTCTTGGCCATGCATAAATCGATACTGACTGGTCTTGGTCATAAATTTTTGTTCTTCGTCTTGTTGTATTACCTTGATATACTGCAGTTGAATTTGCTGTTAAGACTGCAGCGATACTACTTGTTACTGAGGAAACTATTAAGTCTTGTCCTGAAGCTGGGTTATGAACTATATCACCCTCTTTTAATTCTGCAGTAAATCTTGTTCCGAATCCAGTAAGGTCGGTTCCATTTTGTTCAAAGATAACTGTTCCTGTTAATTGTGTATCTTGGTCTACGATTAAATCTGCAGTAAAGTCAGCAAGAGTTGCGTCTGACCTTTCTTGACCCATACCTCTAACTCTGTCTATGTTATAAGACCTAATTTCTCTTGAGGTGCTTCTATATGTATCACCATATGAGGTGCAGGCAAAGTCTCCGTCTCCTGTTGAAGTGATTGCTTCACCGTGGACAAAGGTTCCAATTACATCATGAACATATAATGCATTTGAATTATTATCATATGCAACAATACCAGTTGCACCTGAAGTTCCACCTGTTACTTTATCACCAGCATGTGCAGTTCCAGTATGTGATTGATATCCAATCTTAGTAAACATTTTTATATCAAAGAGATATAAAGAAGTTTCTGCTAAAGTTGTTCCGTAATTTTCTATATGTCTAACCCTTGCAAAACCAATATGGTCTTCCGAGTTTAATGTTCCTGCTGAAGATATTTTACTTGGGAATAAATGAACTGGTGCAAAAGGTGTTAATGCTTGTTGTCCTGCTTCATTACCAAAATCGGGATAACCATAAGTATTTGCAACTTTAACATAGTTACCTAATCTTGAAGGTGTCTTTGCACCTGATATTGTTGTTGTTTGTCTTGCTTTGTTTATGTTAAGGTTTGTTGTTCCGATTTTATCAATCTCGTAACCTTTAACATATGCTTTTCCTGGCGATACTTGGAATACAAATTTACTTTCGTCACCACCTTGTGCTTTAAGATAGAAACCTGCGTTTGTTGTATCGTCTAGATGTTCTCTAAGACTATGTGTAAATTGTTGAACTATGAAATCACCATTTGCATCGAATGTTCTTCGTGCAAGTGTGTTTTCTATTTCTGTATAAATTGGTCGTGTTGTTTTTAATTCTATAACACCGTTGTTTACTCTAACTAATTCAACGAAGTTTGCGTCTTCTGTTGAAGTTAATGCATATTTTGATAGAGTAAGTGTAAACTTAAGTCTGTCAGCACCAGCTGCATTCTCATTTGAAGTTCCCTGAGCATTATCATACAAAGAACTATCTTCTGCAGTTGATATGAATGATTCTGTAATTGTCAAACCAACTCTGTAAGAAGGTTTTGAATTGTATTTTTCTAAAACTAGTTGTTGTGCTGGAACTCTTACAAAGAATCCTCTAATGTATACAACACCTTCTGATATATTTGCAATTGAAGTTCTACCAACTGGTGTTACACTTTGAGGTGCAACTTTAAAATGATTATTGTTTGAAGTGTCTTCAGTTACATCACCATCACTATTAAATCCACATGGTGCTAATTCTTCGTCACCTGAGAATGCAAAAGAGTTATTTGCATCTGTTCCTTGTCTTTCTAATCTGATATAAAGAGTAATATAATCTGTAGAGGTTTCTGCATCTGAATTGATAACCTTTGCAACAACTCCTGAAGTTTTTCCTACAAGATATTTGTCATGATATGTTTCTCTATATGATTCTACTGCAGCGTCACCACTTGAGTTAGGGTTTGAAGCTAAAACTTTGACATAGTATAAATCAAAGTCTACATCAGACTGAGCTCCAGTAACAATTGAACCTTCTTCGAAGAAATGGTCACCAAATTTTTCAATTTGATTCTGTAATAGAGATTGTGATTGAATTAATTCTCTTGCTTGAAGAGGTCTTCCTGCTCTATATAGAACTTTGTGAAAATCTTTTAACTCCGAATAGTCATCGTAATAGGGTGATATGTTTAAATCAGTCTTCTGCGCCATAGTTTACTCTTATGTTGTTTAAGATGTAATTAAATTACATCTGAATAATCAGTTTAATATCCTCGATTTGGTCTGCAGCTCTTGTTACAGCACCTCTATTTTCGACATACATGATATTACCTGAGTATTTTACTATTTCGGGGAATGTAGAATCAACAGCACTCACTGTTCCGATACTTGAACTCCCTTTGTATACAGTATCAGAAGAAGCAAAGTCTACATATAATCCAGCATTATTTGCTTGAGGGATATGTGAAACTACATTTCCTGATATGGATACAATTTTAGAAACTGCAACACCTGAACCATTTGAACTTGCGTCCATGATTGTGTCGTCTACTGATAGACCTGTTACAGATGACAATGTCATTTTGTGATAGGCTGCATAGTTAGTTCCTGTTGCAACTGTTGTTCCTGAAGAGAAAGGGTCTTGGATTAGACCAATTCGTCTGAAATCGTTGTCTGTTGGGAAATCACCAGCACCTTCTGCAAACTCTAATCTTGAGTTTACCATTACGAAGTTTCCACCCAATTCTTCAACTGGGTTTGCACCGTGACCGTATAATGGTGAAATGATTGGTGTTAAAACTGCACCTGAACCACTACCGATACCTGAGATATTTGCAACATCTATAGAAGCTCGTCTATAGTTTGCACCAACTGCTGTTACAGTAACATGAGTAATAACTCCTGAACCGTTAGTATGAACCGTGCATCTTCCGTTTCCGTCTCCGTCACCAGCAATAACAACATTTGTTAATGTTGCAGATGCAGAATAACCTGAACCACCATTATCTACTTTAATGTGGTGGATTGCACCATCGATAGCTTGGTTTTCTACTTGCCATTGTGAAGAAGAGTCATCTGAAACACCACCTAAAGCAGCTTTTGCACCAATAGTTTTAACGGGAATAAAATCTGTAGTAGTAAATTTAATTGTATCGGCAGCTGATACAGTATACATATACTTCCAAAGATAACCTCTTCCTGTTTGAATACCTGAGTCATTAGTTTCAACTAATGCTGTTGGACTAGTTCCAGTTGGTTTTACAGTTGAGTTTACAACTGCACCATTTGAATCCCTTCCACTTCTAATACATTTGTATACATTATATTCATCAGTAATAACATAAAACCTTGAATCGTATATGTTACTTGAAGAACTTGCACTTGAAGTATTGGAAGCTGAAATAGTATGGTCATACTCGTCATACTTTGTATTACCTGTTGAATCCCAGTTTCTTCGTGTTAATGCATGAGTGACATCTGCTGAAGATACTTTCTTCATTGCCACCATGTCTGAAAATGCATCCATTTCCTCACCAACTGAGTTTGCTGGTGTGTCGGGTGCCGTGTCGTCTGTCCAAGGGAAAGACCTTCCTATGAACATGTATGTTGAGGAAACATTCTCCCCAAAATCTTCTATGAATTGTTTAGCACTATGTGTTCTAAACTTTTCGGTTATAATTGCTGCCATTTTAAATCTCCGTTATTGGTATTTATATACTATTTATAAAGAACTCAAAGTAGAATTAGTTATTTTTGATGATTTTACATAACTACTATGAGCTATATGAGTTCTCTTGTTACTTTGATTATCAAAGTTCTTCATTCTTAGACTTGGTAAGAAGTTTTGTAGGTGATTGAATGTCAATCCTGAAGGGTCTGATTCTTCTAATAATATCGACCCATATCCATCTTCTAATACAATTTGGTCTTCGTCTGCGTCATTTGATACATCTTCGTCCAATAGATAATAAGAAATATTATAAATCTCTTGGTTACTTAATTTATTTATGTCACCAATAGTATAGTTCATTGGTGCATATGAAGTAATGCTTGTTCCTTGAGTTGATTCGTCAAGCATAACTCCACCGTCTTCTAAAGTAATCTGCATATCGTCTTCAGTTCTTAAAGAAGAAGTGTTATAGTTTGCAACTCTTTCTGATTTCAATACACCTAAAGGCTCTGACATATATGATGCATCTTCTAACTCCATATAGTCTCCGTCTTCAAATATAAAGGTTCCACCTAGTCCGTCACCCTCGGGTGCTTCCATTCTGAAGTGTGAATGTTCACTTTCTAGTTGCATTAATCCACCGTCCTCAAATACCATGTTCTCGTCTTCTAGTTGGAACGAAGTCATTACAATACCTAAATCTGCATGTCTTCTTTCGTATTTGATTTCATAAGGTGAATGATATGGATTGTTTTGTGTATCTAAGTTTAAAGAAGTAAATCTATTTCCTGTTACAACTTTAACCTCTCCACCCATATTTGCGTGATTACCACAATAATAGTATAATGTGTCGGGTGTATTTTCGTCAAATAGTGCTTCTAGAGAAAGAGTAGAACTATTTGAAATACCAGTTGTATATTGACTTCCACCACCATGAGTCCCGTCTGGCGTTGTTGAGAATCTTACTGGGTGAATACTTGGGTGTGAAAAGTCATATGTTATACCTCTCTGTAAAACGAGAGTTGGTTGTTTTTCACCATTCCAATAAAACTTACCACCACTTGCTGTAATTTCTCTGACTGCTCTGATTGGATTTGTTTCTATTCTTTCGGGTATTAATACTTTTGCATTTGCAAGAGACTTAATCATGAATAAGTTTACATGTCTCTGTTTAAAGTCTTCGGCAGTCGGGTGTGTATTTCCAATTGTTGTTTCGTCTGTAGGCATATAAACAACAAGTGGACTATTGAGTTCTGCTTGTTTAGTATAGATTTGAACCTGAGTTAACATGTTAGTGATTGCATTAACATCAGGTGAATCCTCTAATATTAAATGATAACCATTTTCTAACAAGATATTAGATTCGTCATCTCTTGTAACTGAATCTGCAAGTTCTAAATCAAAATGATATGTTGGGAATCCTTGCATGATAATAGTAGGCAAGAAATTAAATCTAGATTCTCTTTCTACACCAGCTGCATTTGTAATCTCGTCAAACGGGTTTACAAATTCTTTAACTGCAACCTCACCAAAGAATATATGTCCTGAAGGGTGAACTAGGTCTTTAACAATAGACCTATATTTGTTAATAGATTCACCTATCTTAATAATATATGAATGTGATTGATATATTTTACTATCATGAATATTGATTGCTGACGAATCGATAGTTCCCTTATCTGTTAATAATTGTTTTTGTATAATACCTTCACCACCGAGTTTACCTCTACCAGTGTAAGGATTGAATTTTAGTATCTTAAATGTATCGGTGTTGTTGTATAATATTTCTTCGTTATCTAGGAAACACCCGTCCATTTCTTTGAAGGTTAGGATTTGCCTATTAGGGTCATATAATTCCACCCTTGCAGTCGTTCCTGTTATCCTACCTGTAAATGTTAAATCTTGAGTTAGTGTTGCAGACGGTGTTGTAATTAACATTTTATAGAATGTTGCACCACCAATCACTGGGTCTTCATTGAATTTGTAACCTTGGTCTTGAATGTTGATAGAACCAACCCCACCAATCTCGTCTGAATAAGCAACAAGTTTTGCACCTGTTCCACTTGATACTTTAATTAAACTAGCTGCTCTCGTTATTCCACTAGTTAAACCTACGATAGATTCAGAAGATTGGAACTGACCTGTATCTGTTGATTCTCTTTTTACAACTAATCTATTCTTACCGTCTTTTGTTTCTTTTCTTATAATACTTGCAGTTGCATTTGAAGTTCCACCTCTTACAACTTCACCGATTCCAAATCCTGATAAATCGTCCATGTAAATATATCCGCCTGGAAATGCTCTAGGTAATTGAGTATAACCAGTTCCTGGCGAAGTAATATAAACTCTTCTTATATGTGATTCAGTTGTATTGAGTTGGACTCTGTCTCCGTCTTCTAATAATAGATTATTAAACTTAGTAAAGATTTCAATAATCTCATTACCACTCATTGCATTTGTAAATGTTACTCTATCATTTTTAAATGTATAGTCGGTATATGGAGTTTGTAATACACCGTCCTTAAATACTTTTACTTCGTTGTCATTAAAGAGGACTCTGAAACCATTGTTGTCCACTCCTCTAAAAATTGTTTGGCCTGGAATTGCAAACAATTCAAAGTGTCCGTATTCTGTTGCATTTTCTAATATTGCAACATCTTCTATTGCACCAATAACAGCTTCTGCAGCGTTACCGTCTGCATTTGAGTTATCGAATACAACTATATCTCCTCCGTTATATCCTGTTCCTCCTGCTTCAACAAAAACTTTTGTTACTCCACCTTTTCTTAGTCCGTCAATATTTGCTTGAGCAGTTAATGTGTCCCTGTCTCCTTTTCCTCCGATAAATTCTAGTTTATCGTTAAGAGAATACATTGAACCAAAAGATTGTTCGTCAATTACGATACCACCATTGGTTGAGTTATTGTAAGCTTTTACACCACTTGCCAAACCACTAGAGTTTGCAGTTAAAGTAGCAGTAGTATCATCTACAATTGTTGCAATAGTATCTGTATAGGTATCGTTACCTACTTTATATGATATAGAATCACCTACCTTTAATTCAGATAAAAACTTTGTTAATCCACCAACTAAATTCGTTGTTCCGTCTGTTGTTATTATACCTGTTAATTCTGTTGATTCTAAAAGAAGAACACTACCGTCTTCCATTCCAGCATATATTGAAGATTCTGTATCAGTGTAATCACTCAATATACCTTTTACTACTGCATTGACTGTTGTAACTCCGTCTCTATCTACAAATTGACATGCTCTTTCTACATCAAAAGTTCCGAAATGATTGTTAGTAATTTCTAGAGAATATTCACCTGTTGTTGCATCTATGGTATATACATTTTCAACAATTGCTTCTGCAAGTATAGAAACTTCGTCATCTTGATATTGAATAACTTTGTCTGTTCCTTCTGGCTTCTCATTTACATTATCCATTTTAATTGCAATTCTTCTTTGGTCGTCATATGCAGATTCAGAAGCATGGATAGTATTTTCTATAGGATAAGATATTTCTGCGTCTTGTCCATATAGAAGTCTTAGTAAGAATTGTAATGACTCTGCTGTTCCTTTCTTTTGATATAAGTCATTAATATTTTTGATTGTTAACCTTGCGTCTTTAGTTTCGTCAATATCTAAAGAAGGTATGAAGTCTTTTTGGAAGTAATCTAAAAACTCTTCAGTTGTATTATCAATATCTGAATAGTTTAACAATTGATTGTTTGCAAGAACTGTATTGTGTTTATGTTTTTCTACGACACCTGAATTACCTGTTTGAGTAACACTTCCAATAGGTTCGTTCATTCTTGCTGTAACTGTTTCTCCTTTATCAAAACCATTACCTTCAATAGTTTTGATATAGAAGTTGTTACCATTGATTGTTAATATCTCTGCAACTGAACCAGTTTTTGAACCGACAATATACTGTCCTTTTTCGAAAGGAGTTGTATTTTGATAGTTTAAGAGATAAGAAGAATCTGAATCGGGAGCTGGTTTAACAGTTCCCTCTTCTAATAAGATATCACCATTATTATCTTCTAATAGGATACCTTCCAAATCTCCTTGAGAACTGAGAGTTAATATCTCAGCCTCAAGGAATTCGAAATATGATTTTAAGAACTGCTCAAAGATTGGTGCTTCGTCTTTAACAAAGTCGGGTAACAGATTAGGTAATCTATCTGATAACCTTTCAATCTCGAAGTTCTTAGACATATTAAGCTACTACTGCACCAACATTTGATACTATAGCCCAACCACCTAAAGCTGAACCTAACCATACACAAACAACTGCATCACCGATTGAGTTCAGTGTGATTGTTGTTCCGTTGATAAGATTTGTAGGTGTAATAACAACATTATTAGAACCTGCTGGTTCAGTTGCAGCTACGATGATTTTAATCTCACCTGTATCACTTGAATCAGGCAATGTCAAAGCAAGGTCTGAACTGATTGAATCAGCGTCTACTGCAATGATACCACCGTCAGCAATTGATTGTGCAGTCGAAACTGTTTGCACATCATTGATTGCTAAGTGAGTTGGTATTGCTTCGAAAAGATTAGATATTGCCAATCTTTTGTTTACTGGTGTTCCACTAGGGTCATCAACAACATGCAGAATATCGGCTGCACCGACTTCTGATTTATTCATAACCGTTAACGCGGTAATTTTTTTATCTGCCATTCTCTTTTCCTCCTATAATCCAATTGAATGGGAAACTACTCGGGGGACTCCCGACCACTTTATACATTTAATTAATAACTACTGGTTGAGGTTGTATTAAACCCTACCCCAGCACTCGATTCACCACTTGCGATGGTGTCTATCTCACCCTCTGTTTTAATATCATCACTAGAGATATCAATTAAGTTACCTCTTTCTGCAACGATATCATTTCCCGAAGGTATGACGGTGAAATCTATCGATGTATCAGTATTAACCGTAGAGGTTAATGTAATAGCATTGATAGTTATTAGTCCAGTGGAATAGTTAACTGTTCCAGCTGAACTATCTTGATATACTCTAGTTGACCCTGATAAGTAGTATCTTCTCAATACTCCATTACCATCATCGTCAAAATAATTTATATTGACGGAATCACCTTGAGTATAAAAACCTGTAGTTGTGGTAATACCACCTCCTGCTTTATTATGACCAGCATGAGGATTGAATAATGCATTACCAAAAGAAACTGTATATCCTTTAGAGTTTGAAGAAATTGTTGGTTTTAATTTTTTCTTCAATCTAATGTTTGTTGTATTTGATAAGATAGAGGAATCTGCAGCGTCAATTGTCTTTGTTAGATTTGAATGTCTAAAGATTGCGTCAAATCCATTTAGATTATCAGTATCAAATTGATTAATTGTATTCTTGACCAATGTTGCAAGTTCTCCACCTGTTAATGTTGTCAAGTTTGGATTGTATTTAAAAGTTGTTGTAATCAAAATCTTAACTATGTCTGCGTCTACGATTGTAGGTCTTACAGTCAACATGTTTAGTTTATTTAGATTTGCAATAACAGAGGCTTTTTCTGTTTCAGATAAGTAATCTGCATTGTTTGGTTTCAATGCAATGAATACTTTACCATACTCGGGTGGGTTGTTGTCTTCACCACCCCATACTGCAACTGCGTCTGCATTTGGATAGTATTCTTGAACTTTTGCTTTGTAGTCGTTTAGTGTTACGAGTCTGTTTTGTGAAGTATAGAACTTTGTTGCTTTAAATTTTATTGACTCGATTGATTCTCTTTCTGAACCACCGTTTGCAGCTGAATCAACAACAATAGTTGAATCTGAATAACCATTGATTGTTGATACTTGGTTAAATTTCTTAGCTCCATTTGCATGTTCTTCGTCTACCACTATGTAATCAACTGTAACCATATCACCGTCTAATAAAGCTGCACCTAATGTTCCGTCACCAAAGTAAATCTCTAAGAAACCTTCTTCGTTTTCTTGAGTATAATATATTTTAGAAGTTGTGGTGATAGTTGATATATCAGTTGACAATGCATATGAAGAAGTTACTCCTCCTGAGTTTACAGTAACAGTAATTCTATTTGCGTCTACTCTTTTATTTGATAATACATACTTTGAATTTTTAAGTTGTGTATCATGAACAAAAATATCTTGTGCGTATACTCCTTGAATTAATTCTACATTTGAATATGTGAATTGATTACTATCTACAGTTGGTGTATATGCAGTTGGTGTTACAAATTCGTAGTTAGTTCCTTCATATACAGTTTTAAAGATTGTTCCCCTAGGCATAATCATTGAATTGATTGTTGGAACTGAACCGTCTGCAGCTCTGACATTATTTAAAACCATAGTTACATTTGCAGAAGCAGCTTTTTCTGAAGCAGGAGTAAATCCTAAATCCTTTGCACGGGACACAACATTCTTTCTAATTTGTGCTGAATCTAAGAACAACTCTGAAGCTGCAATGTTTGTATTTACTGCACCAATATGTGATGCATATGCAAGTAAGTCAATAAGAACTGACATTGTTGAACCTTCGAAGTTATAGTCCTTGAATTGTTCCTGACCTTTGAGATAGTTTTTTAGATTATCAGATATGTTATCGAAATCTAAATCCGTGATATTAATTTGTGAACTGTTTACTGCCATTATCGTGCCCTTGTTATATTAAATTCAACCTCTTGACCTGATAACCCATTTTTGATATTGTAGAATATAGTTACATCTAAACTGTTACCTTCTGTTTTGAATCGGCAACGAACATTTTCTACTCTAGGTTCAAAGTCTTCAATTGTCTTTGTAAGTCTTTCCTTTGCTCTGTTTAATTTTCTGTCGGTGTCTAATTCGAATAATAGTCCACGAATATTTCCACCCAAACTTGGTTTGAAAGGTCTCTCGTAATAGTTTGTAAGAACGATATTCTTTACTGCTCTCTTTACTGCATCTGCATCAGTCTTAACAGTTACATCTCCACTGATAGGGTGAGCTTTAAATAATAAATCAAGGTCGGAGTATGCTTCCTTGATTGCAACATTCTTACTTTTGTTTACATATTCGACCATAATACTATTTATACAAACTAATCAGGCTTCTTGGTTTTACCTGCTGAAGAACCTGAGGCAATTGTATGTGTATGAGTTGAAAGTTTAACACCTTTACCTGTTACTTCTCCTGTTGCAGTTATACTACTATCATTCTTCTGTGCTTTAGTTACATGAAGCGTTCCTGATATCTTAGTATTTGATATAATTTCTGTTCCTGAATTACCTGTTATTGTTATTTTACCTTCAGAAGTTATATCTGTTGTTCCACCAATAGTTCCAGTCATGTTTCCTTTTGTAATCTCTGAAGTTACATTACCTTCTGAGATTGTTTCGGTTACATTTCCCTTTAATACTTTTAAATCTACATTACCTGTATTAACTGTTATGTTTACATTACCATGTCCAACCTGTAAGTCAGCGTTACCAGCAACATATAGTTTATCGTCTTTTAGAATTGCAGTATAATTATTGTTTACAATTCTAGTAACCTCAGAACCGTCTGCATGAATCTCATGGAATGTTCCTGACCTATGGTGGATATTAATTCTTTCTTTACCTACAGTATCGTCTACTTCAACGACATGACCTGATTCTGATTGATATACTTTGTTATATGGATACACTGGTGCAGAATCTACATCTACAAAGTCTGCTAAAATTTGTTGTGTTTGTGGGTGAACTATATCACCTTTTATTTTGTGGTCTAATACTGAACCTCTTGCAAGTGAAGAGTAATCTGATTCGTCTGTATACAAAGGATAGAACGGTAACATTTCTTTTGTTACTTCTAGTTCTTCGATTGTAGAACCTGTATTATCGTAATTTATTTTTAATTCTTTTGGTGCCTTTGGAGCAGTATCCATTGCACTAGTAAGACCAAAACCTCTTCTTGAATCTTGCACTGGGTTTGGGCCATCGGGTGTATCATTATAATCTGCAACTGTTAATTGTCTTGGGTCATTGAACCCTCTTTCTACTGACCTAGTAATAAGTTGGTCTGAGATATCTTCTTTATATCCTGCTTGTGGTATACCTGCTACAGAACCAAGAATTATTGGGTCTTGTTTTGCTTGGTCTCTGAAATATCCAAACACTGTTGACCCCTCAATAAGTCCATGACCTGTTCCCATTCCTGATAATCCAGCAGAAGTTGTTGGAAGTATAACCTGACACCATGGTAAATCGGGTGTAGATATTAAAATCTTTTCGTCTGTATGAATCCCATGTATACGAACACGAACCCTACCAACTTGTAGAGGGTCTTGTCTATCTTCAACTATACCGTAAAAATATTCCATTATGTAGCGTCCTCGGGTGGTGTTGATTTATCAAGTGGTCTTGCAGTTTCGATTTTCTTTGCATAACTTTCTTTTACACATTCTATAAAACATAAACCTTGTTTTGTTTGTGGACTTCCTGATATTGATAAATCTGTAATTAAGTATCTATTGTCATTTACCTCGTCTTCAATATCACCAGCTCCCATAACTTCGGGTGAAGTAATATTTAATTTTACAATCATACCTACTGACAAATCTGTTCTTAAAGGTATTGTTGCAATGATTCTATGTTGTTCTAATACTTCTAGTAAAGCTCTTCTTTGTAGGATACCTGTATCTTTTAATTTTCTTGCTTCGAATACTTCGGGTTCTGATAATGATGTTGCATTATCAAAAACATGATTACTATGATAATCATTTATAATTAATACTTCGGGTTCTTTTGTTGGTTGTAATTCTATACCAATCTCATTTATCTTTGGTGAAGTTTGTGCGTCTTCTAAATTCTCTGCACTTAATACTCTTTCTAAATCGTCAACATATAACATAGGATTACCTGATACATGTTCACCTTTACCCATAACTGTTTCTAAATCATATATGTTTTCTTCTTCTAGTTTTCTAATAGGGTCGTATACCTTGAGAGTAGAAGCATATGCACCACCGACTGTTGCTTGTAATGTATCAAAGACTTGAGGTTTTTCATATTGTAATATTTGTGTATTCAATCCTTTCGGTGCATTTATGTTTTCTTGTTCACTACCTACAAGTGCATTTCTAGGAGTATTACTAAACTCTATAGGAAACTCCATACTCATCATAGTATCTACTGATTGAAATCTAAATCCACCTGTTAAGGTTTGAAAAAAGAACATACCATTTTTATATGCAGCTGATTCTCCGATAGAAGAATTGTTAACTATGTAATCTATTAATTGTCCTATATTCCAATTCGGACATATGAATTGTTTGTTCTCGGGAACTGTTTGTTCCCAACCGTCAAATTCTTCTCTATCAAATTTACAAAAGTCTATCAAAACATTTTGTAGTATTTGGTCGTATCTTCCTCTCAATGCTTGACTTAATCTCTTCCTTCTTACAGTAAACATTTTAGGGTCACATATTCTGAACATGTATGTTTGAGTTAATTCATCAGGTCTTTGCACATTGTCAACCTTATAGATTCTAAATGTTTTATCAATTGAAAATTCGTCAGCTGATTTTTCGTCTGTTCCTTCTTTTTGTCTAATTGCAATCCTGATAAACTCCTGACCAGTCATTCTAAAGTTCTTTAATAAATTAATACCGTCCAATACAGATACATCACCTGTAACAAACTTATTAAAGATAGATTCATATAATTGAAAGTTACTTACCATATTGGTAAGGTCAACGGATTCGTTGTATTGATTTACGAGGGTTAAGGACTCAACGAAGAACTCACCCGCTGCAAAGTTTCCACTCATGATTTCATTACTTTTTCAAACGCAGATACAATCTGTTGTATCTTAGCTGGTTTGATAATTTTTATTTTTCTTTTCTCTTCGTTTTTTTCCCATTCGTCTTCCCAAAAAGTTTTTGCTTGATAGTCATTATCAAACTGATTTCTTTTTAGGTCACCTTTGAAATAATGACTTATACCGTCTCTATGGTGTGTTGTAAAATTAATTGAAAATGATTTACCTGAACTCTCTCCAGTAATAGTTCCCTCTGAAGGAGAATCAGCACCAAAATCACCCTTGATTGATTTTACACCAATTCGTTTATGAGTTGGGTCGACTTTTATAACAATCCCTTCTGACTGAGCAGTCTTAACCTTTTCTCCTAATAAAAACTTACTAGAAGAATCTATGATATCTGAAGTGCTGTTTGCATTGATTAGATATCCGTCATATTTTTGTTTTATAAATTCTTCAAATTCCTGAGAGGTTTTAAACCAGTCAAAATAATTATCTAGGTCATTTACTAAATAAAGTGTCCAGTGTAAATCACCATTACCATAAATCTTAGAAGCAACTGTATCGGGTCTATCACCTTCTTGTAATTCATAAGTTGTATATTCAACTAATGAAGTTACAGATTCTTGTTCTATTCTAGACTTACGAAAGAAATCTTTGATAGTAATGACTTTACCATCACTTAACTTGTATTGAATATTTGGAAAGTTTTTAAAAAATTCTTGAGCCATTATTATCCTCCTCCGTCCTGACTACCGTCTAATATACTTGGAGAACCTCCACCTGTTGCATCACCGATACCTAAATCACTTATAAGTTTTTCATGTGATACTTTTTGTGCATAAGTTTCTTGAGACATAATTCTAATTTCATTAAAAGCTAGAGAGAGTCCAGTTTTGGCAGGATAATATTTTCCGTCTGACCCTGCTATCATACCATGAGAGTTTCCACCAAAAGTTGCAACATTACATTCAGTCATTACCATAGGAAGGAACCCCTCAACTTGTTCTTTGATTGGCCCTTCAAAGGAAACATCAAATATGTTTGGATAGTTAAAGAAGTTTTCATTAGGTGATTCGTCTTCAGACGCAAAAGTATCGGGAAGACCAGCAAGTCTCAATACTGTAATAATCTTTTGAACTTCTTGTGCCTCTTTTTCATTCTTAGGCATAAACTCATATTCAAAACTATGACTTCTAAAATCCACACCTTCTAAAAATTGTTCTTGCATAGGGTTAGTTGCTTGACCAGCTTTTAAGTTTTTAACCCCACCACTCATAGTGTTCATAACTTTATTGATTACTTCACCAGCTGCATTTTTAATTTCTTCAAAACCTTTATCCATTTTCTC